AAGTTCTATTCCATCATTAGGAATTGATACTAGCTGTCCAATACAACTAGTAGAAGAAGATATGCAGTTACCCATATGTAAATGTATATTTAATATATTAAATATATTATTTAATATATTATTTAATATATTATTTAAAAAATATAATTATATTAATTTATAATAATTTAAAATTAAATAATGAAAGATTTGAAATTTGTTTTGAAAAACAATGTGGATTTAATTTATTGTGTATTACATCTAAAATACCTGATTAGTATGTTATTGGAATAAACCAATTATATTTATGAAGATGTAGACAATATATAAATATTTAATTAATAATAAAAATAATACAAAAAAGTAAATTATTATGTATTTTATATAATAAAATTTACTAGTAATAAAAATAAAGCATATAAATTATTTGAAGTAGGACATTTAAATAATACATTATAATTTTCATTTTTATTTTTATATTAATAATTTATTAAATTCGTCTATTAATTCTGGTTTTGATATAGACTTTGGTCCAACAGTATTATTAAAATTAAATTTTATTAATTTTAATTTTTTTATATTTTCATCAATTGTTCTATTATTTGTAAATTTAATAAAATAGTGTGATTGAACACTTTTATCATTTATTTCTTTCATTATTGTTCCTGCATTAACACCAACTCTACGAAATGAAATATCTGGATTATCTTCTTTTTTAACAAATTTAAAATTTAATGGTATTTTTTTATCTATTTCATTCCTTATTTCTTCTTTATATTTCCATATTTGAAAAATACAAGGGACATCACTTTCTATACCATTAACTAAAAATGAATTTTCTAATAAATCAATTTCATATATTAAATGATAATGTTTTTCAAAAGTTTTTTTCATACTATATTTTTTGAAACTTTTAGGAAGTATAAATGATATACTATTAGAAAATAAACAACATTTTTTTATGAATTTTATTGCTAATGATGCTTGACGTCCAAATGGCGGATTACCTATAATATGAATACTTGCAAATTCTTGTTTTAGTTTTTTATAATCTAATTCTAAAAAATCTTGTTTAGATATTTCATTATGTTCTGGTTCTAAATCATAAAATTTATAATTAGTTGATAATTTTTTTATATTTTCTATAAATGATCCATTACCAGCACTTGGTTCAATAATTAAATCATTATTTGAAATATTAATATATTTTTTAACTAATTTAATACATTGTTCTACAATACATGGTTTTGTATAATATTTATCAATTGTATTTCTTTTTAATCCCTTTTCTTGTTTAAATGGTTCATTAATAATATTATTTTTTGAAACTATTGATGTATCATTATTTAAATTATTCATATAGTTATTAATTTATTTATATTATTATTTATATTTAATTCAATTTTTATTTATAATATAATTTTATTTAATATAAAAAGTTTCATTAATTATAGTTTGAATACTTTATTTTTATTTTATCTATATTATTAATTTATATATGCTATTATAATGTAATTTTTGTGTAAAATATTTTGAAATGCCAATTTTCAATAAATTTTTCCATTAAAAAAAATAAAATTGTCATCTTCATTAGTGATTTGTACTAAATAACTTATCTTTGTTAAAATATCTCTTGTTTATATTACTTTATTATATAGTTATGATTAATTATCAGTAATTTCAATTTTTTTATATATATAAAACTAATATATATATATATTAGTTTTATATATATAAAAAAATATAAATTATGCCACTGCCAACTTTATTACAAAAAGGAAGATTAGTATCTATTGATTCTGATAAACAAAATGAATTGGATGATATTATACCAATTGATTATATTATTGATTGGTTTAAAAAAAGACTTAATACTTATGGCATAGAAAATCGGGTTCTAATATTAAAATCTGATACTGCTAGTGGTAAAACCACATTATTACCACCATATTTATATGATAATTTTTATTCAAAAAGCAAAAAAACTATAGCAGTAACACAACCAAGAGTAATAACAGCAATAAATAATGCAAAAGAAATTGCAAAAATACCAGCATATAAGAGCATGATATTTGGAAAAACCATAGGATATCAAACTGGTCCTAGTAAAAGAAAAATTAAAACTGGTGTATTATTTATGACTATAGGAAGTTTAACTTTACAATTTAAATTACTTACAGATGAAGAATTAATAAAAAAATATAGTTTTATAATATTTGATGAAGTTCATGAAATGTCTATAGAACTCGCACAAGCGTTATTTAGTTTAAAAAAATTTCTTATACGTAATAAAAATAATCCAAATTTACCATTTATTATATGCACAAGTGCCACTATGGATCCAGATAAATTTATAGAATATTTTGGATTATCTAGACTTATTAATTATATACAAGTACAGGGTTTTGCATATCCTAAAATTACACACTGGTTAAAAGATCCATCAGAAAATTATATAAAAAGCTCCATAGATACTATTAAAGACATACATATAAAAAATCTAAGTGATGATAGTGATAAATCTGATATTTTATTATTCATGCCAAGTATGAAAGAAATGATAGAAATAGAAAAAGAATTACAAAAATATAATGAAGACCTTGCATTACGTGATAGCAAAGTTATAGATATATTAAAAATAGATAGTAGTGCTGTTGCAAATAATACATCTGATTATATAAAAACATTTATTCCAGCTAATAAACTTAAAATACAAATACAAAATAAAATATTAACTCCATTTAGAAAAATTATAATGAGCACCAGTATAGCAGAAACTGGACTAACTATTGATACATTAAAATATGTAATAGACAGTGGATATCATCGAGGTACTGAATTTTATTCTATAGTTGGGGCAACAGCTTTATTAAATAAACCAGTAGATATTTATCGAGTTGAACAAAGGAAAGGGCGTGTTGGTAGAAAATTTCCAGGAGAATTTTATCCACTATATACAGAATCCATATATAAAAAATTATTACCATATCAATTTTCTGATTTAATACTTAATGACACAACTAGTGTTATTTTAAATTCTATGGTTATAGAAGGAGATGATTTCAATATTAATAATTTGGATCTTATTGACAGATTACCCTCTGATAATGTTCATTATTCAATTGAAAAGTGCTACTTACTTGGTTTCTGTAATTCTCAAGGCAAAATCACAGAATTAGGTAAATTAGCAAATAAATTCACCATGTATAGACCAGAAGTCGCAAGAATGATACTATCTGCATATTTTTGGGGTTGCAATATATTCGATATCATTAGCATAGCCACATATGTACAAATGAGTGCCAGTGATTTTCAACATAAAAATCCAATAGATTGGGTATATATATATAAAAATAGCTTTCCAAGCTTTTTACTTGGTGGACCAAGTGACAGAATTATATTTAAAACAAAAATGCTAATATGTGATGATTTTATTAATGGATTATTTTTATTCACAGCAATAGGTAATATAATACGTAAATCAAATAAAGATAATTTTTATAATGATTTAGTTGAATTTAGTGAAACAATTAATATAAAATTTGAATCATTAATTAATTTTATAAATGTAAGAGATAATTTAATCGAAACTATGTTAAATATAGGATTAAATGTTATGACAAATAATAAATCTATAATTGATATAGAAGAAGATAAATTCATAAATGAAATTATAAAAATAAAATATTGTATATATGAAGGATTTCGCAATAATATCGCAATATATAATAAAGAAACATATAAGTATGAAATAACAGCAGGTAGTATTAAAATCCCTTCTATGTTCAGCGATAAAGAATTAACACGAGCAAAAAATGAAAAATATGGAATCGATTATAAAACATTACCTAAATATATTCTTTATGATAGACTAATGCTTAAATATAATACGAGTAGCAAAATGTATGATATAAAGGCTGAACGTATCAGTAGCCTCGATGGATTTGTCAATATAGATCTTAATTTTACTTAATATACATTTTAATTAAAATTGAAATATATATTATATAAATCATATTTAATAATTTATGTTTCAAAATAAGCTTTTACTTTTCTTCGAAAAATTACAATAAACTTTTAAAAGTTTAAGAAAAATTAAGATATTAGCTTAACCAAAATAAATCCCTTTATTTTCCAACTTGCTTAATTTCTCACTTATTCCAAAGGTTAAAGTTCAAACACATTATCTACACAATATTTACATAATACCTACACAATACCTACATATCACCAATACTTAATAAATTTCATTATAATAATGAAATATAATTATGATAATTATGATAATTATAATTATTATGAAAAAATATTAGAAATGCAGAATATCATAATAAAAAATCAAAAAAATGAACTAAAAAAACTTACCTATATAAAAAATGTAAAAACACAAGTAATTTTTGGGGATCCAAAAAGTAAATACACAAAAAATGAAACAAAATAATCAATTAAATATCAATAAGTAATTAATCATTTTTATTTTATTATCATTAATATACAATAAAAAATTTAAAAATTATTTGTTGTAATATGGAAAGAATAAAACAATATTATAGATTATGTGCTATAAAATCTAATGATGATAAACCAACCCCATTATATAATCAAATAAGCGAAAATGTTACCAATGTTATAATTGGAAAAAAATATGTGACTATGTTTTTAAAGAAAGATAAAAAAGGATACATAATTAAAGAAACAATAATTGGTGGCAAAAGAAAGAATTATAATTCAATGATCACAAATGATCAAAATAATTATATAATCGTTATTTAATTAGATTCAGAATCATTACTAACATTATCAATAATAAATGAAAATTCCTTTATACATTCATCATATTTATTTTTAAATATTTTTTTATCATCTGCTACATCATCTGCTACATCATCTGCTACATCATCTGCTACATCATCTTCTACATCATCTTCTACATCATCTTCTACATTATCTGCCACATCATCTTCTACATCATCTTCTACATCATCTTCTACATCATCTTCTACATCATCTTCTACATCATCTTCTACATCATCTGCCACATCATCTTCATATTCTAAATTATCTGCTACATTATCATCTATTACATTATCTTTATCATCATTATTATCTATTATATCATATTTATCATCATTATCATCTGTTATATCATATTTATCATCAATATCATTTGTTACATTATAATTTGCTTCATCAATATCATTTGTTACATTATCATTTGCTTCATCAATATCATTTATTATTATTGTATTATTAACCATATTTTGTGCCGATTTCTCTTTATTTATTTTTTTCATAGTATTTTCAATGATATTATTAACATTATTAACATTATGAAAAATATCATTAGTTACATTATCACATGTATTTAATGTATTTAATGTATTTAATGAATTTGTTGTGTTACGATCATTTTCCAACATTTTGTTAGTTATAACTTGTTCAAGTTGAACATCAGTGAACATACTATTTAATTCTACATTTAATATGTTTGTTTTATTAGACACCTCATCTTTATTAGCTATATCGCTTTTTAATTGTTCCCTTAGATCGTAATTAATCACATTTTCTTCATAATTACTAATATTATCATATGGATCATTAAGAATTTTATATCCTTTTAGTATATATCCACCATTATTTGTTTTAATAAATTGATTAGCTAATTTAGAATTTAAGAATCTTTCCGTTAATTCATCTATATCACCTGCTTGCCCACCAGTATTATCATGATGCCATTCATTATATTTTGCAGCTATAATTTTTATAGATAGTTGATCACTACTAGATGATTTTACCATTAATTCTGTTATGAATCTATTTATCTTATCATTTTCATTTCTGAATGCTTCTGTTTCTTTTTCTAATGTTTCACTAGGTATAGCATGTACGTCATAATCATATTTATTATATAAAATTTCGTTCCAATGTACTAATATAGATAAAAATGCCATTTTATATTCTGGATCATGAGGAAACTGAAACATCCATCTTTTATCTGCTTTCTTTTCAAACTGATTATTTGGATCTGGCCTATTAACAAATTTAATCTTATTTAAATAAAATAATATTCTTCTCCATGTACCATGATCAGTAGTATCTATAATTACCTTATAATTACTCATATAGAAATGTATAGCAGATGCGTGATAATTCTCTTGTATCTGGTGTAAATCACGTCCTGTCTGAGTTGGACTTGTTACGTCTTTAAGACGCTTGGTATTCATTTTCTGACCAGGATCACATTCATCGTAAAATACTGATGTTTTCCCCTTCATATTATATTGTGCACTATTAGCTTGTTCAGCTTTACTACCATATTCAAGTATTAATCCTGCTGGTGCTTTATAACCATATGTTGATCCCAAAGTATTTAACATCATTTCTATAATAGTTGATTTGCCATTCGATCCTCCACCAACTAACATAACAAGCAATGGATCAACTGGTCTTCTATCAACACCAGTTGATAACATCATCATCATTTTTTCATATACATCATTTTCTATAAATATGTTTTTGAATGCATTTTCTATTTCTATAATCTTTGGATGTCTAGGATCATATGGCATATAATCAGCTGATATACTAGATGATATTTTATAATCATGAAATCCCCTTATTAATTTAGGTTCAGGACTTAATATAAGAACACCATTACCAACACCTATAACATTCTCATAATCATCCAATGATTTGATAAATCCTCTTTTCATAAATCTGTATATACATTGGTTTATAATTGAAGATTGATTACTATTATTGCCTAAATCATGTCTACATTTTTTAAAACGAGTATATACCATTTTAAGCCATTTTATTTTATTTTCATCAGTTTCATTGGTTGTGTGTTCTTTTATCATATCTTCTACTTTTTTATATACTTTTGGTAAATGATCAGAAATATATAAATGTAATGTTGTTGGATTTTTTTCTTTTCTCCATTTATAAATCTCCCCATGTATATGATCCTGTCCATCTGTTATAAACTCATACCAATATATTTTTTCGTTATCCCTAGTTAGTTCTTTATCCGTTACAAATTTATCTTCTAACATAAGATATAATATTGATGATACACTTGAATGTTCTATTATTCCATCATTTTCTAGAGCATATTTTAATAATCTCCCTTGGTAATTTTTATCCGTAACAGCTTTGAATCTATCTGGATTTGTTTCCCTCGCCCAATGTATCAATGTACGTTTAGTTATGGGATTATTTTTTGAATTAACCAATGCATCATCCCAAATATCATCTATTGCTTTTCTTGAATACTTCTCTGGACATCTTTGACTAAATAAATATGCTAATGATTTATATCTTTGAGATGTATTAGCTAGCGCCCAAATAACCTTTATCCAAGTATCATAATTTTCAGCATACTTTTTATCTATAAGCAATAATATATCTTTCATATATGATGCCTCAGCATCATTTATACTCAACAAATTTACTGAATCTTCTATTTCATCTAATTCATCTCTCGATATTATATCATCCCCTGATACATCATTATAAAGTTTTATTTTATCTATAATATCATTCTTACATTTTATTGATATCTTTTTAAGCCATGTATTTTTATCAGATAATATTGGCAAATAAGTACTTATACTTAGTTCATATGTTAGATTATATTTTTCATCCACATCATTAATATTATTTTTCATTATTATTGGAGATGTCTGTTCATCATTTAAATCAATTGTTACATTATATATATAACTGAGTTTATATGCTGGAGTCGTTACATTTCTTTTAACATTTCCATAAAACATTACCGGAACATATTTAGAAGATTTATCAATCATATCTTCAGCATTACTTATATGATTAATATCCCTAAATATATTACTTAATATACGTTGCTTAATTATTTCTCCTATTAAATAATCTTTTGTTCCTCTAGATATCCATAATTCTGGTATTAATATGTGTATTCCATCCTTATATGTATTTTTATGTTTTTCATCTGTTTGGATTTCTATTTGATGTTTTTGTGTTACAAAAACTTTAAATTCATAATCACAATTTATTTGTGCTTTGGATTCATTTGTTTGTACATCAATAATATTTTTAAAATCTAAAATATTAATTAATATACCTATTATTCTCTGTATAAGTTTATATATATGTATCTCCGTTATCTCTCTTTCATTACCTGTTTGATATCTATCAAAATCAAGCATAATTCCACTTGAATCAACATCTTGACGTTCACACCAATGCAAAATTTGTTTCTCTTTTCTACATTTATTAATAATTTCAAAAAACTTTCCTATAGCATTAGATGGAAATTTATATTTTTTCCCTGAATATTGATCTATCACATTATCATCATTATTGGATGATATATATATAGAATCACATATAAAATTTTTTAATTGCTTCATATTGTTTGAAACTTTACTTTGTATGATTAAATCTATATCTTCATTGGTTATATCATTATTAAAGTTAGTAACTAAATTAGAATCATAATTAGAGTTTATTGCATTTAAAACCAAATCAGAATTTTCCATTGAAATTTCTGAAGGTATACTTATGGAAAAAAAAATTCTAATATAAAAATATGAAATTATTTAATATACATATTTTTCTATTTTACACGTAAATGCATCTAATTTATATTTTATTCGTTTTCTATATTATTAGTATATAGATTTATAATATATCCATTAATTTTACATGTAAATGTATTAATAGATACATCAATGATTTTATTATTACAATAAAACTTTTAATAAAAATTGCTACTATGTATTCATCCAATAAATAAACCTATAATCATTGGAAACAAATTAGTATATGTTAGAATAGAACTTAATATTATTTTTAATATTATTTTTAATATTATTTTTAATATTATTTTTAATATTATTTTTAATATTATTTTTAATATTATTTTTAATATTATTCTTAATATTATTCTTAATATTATTCTTAATACTATTCTTAATACTATTCCTAATAAAAACTAAATGTAAACACACAACATTTAACCATATACTTTTTATCAACTTGTTCATTTAATTCCATAATCATAGTATTTAAAATTTATATAATTGAAAATTATAATATATTTAACAATTTCTTTAACTTTAGGCATTAATATAACTTTCATAATATAACTTTCATTAATATAACTTTCATTAATATTATAACTTTCATTAATATAACTTTTATTAATATCTTTATAATTTAAAAATATAATTGAATATAAATATATATATATCATTAATAATTATTATAATGGATATTAAAGCTAAATCATCCACATATGAAAGTGATTATGAAAGTGATTATGATAGTAATTATGAAACCGATAAAACTATTGGTGCTACTGAAACAGATGTTGCCGAAACAGATTTAGCTGAAACAGATGTTGCTGAAACAGATGTCGCTGAAACAGATGTTGCTGAAACAGATGTCGCTGAAACAGATGTTGCTGAAACAGATGTTGATGAATATGATACAACAAATGAAACAAACGCAGAAACTGATACAAACGCAGAAACTGATATTAATGATACAAAAAATAATTATATTGAAGAAGATGATATACAACAACAAATTCCAACTAAGTATCATAAAAATATAATAATAATCAAATCAGAAAATCGTAAAAGCTCTAATATATTAACTAAATTTGAAATGTGTGAAATTATAAGTGAACGAGCACAACAAATATCTCTCGATGATATATCATTAGTAGATAAAGGTATATTAGATAACTCTATAAGTATCGCAAAAAAAGAATTAATGGAAAGAAAATGTCCACTAGAACTAAGAAGAAAAATGGGAGAATATTATGATCAAGAAAAAAATATTCTCAATGAATATTATGAATTTTGGGATGTTAACAAAATGTCTTTTTCAATTCATTATGATGTATAATATATTATATTAATATATATTTTAATTCTCTACTTTATAATTTTTTTGACAAATAAATAATATAAATAAATCTTTGGCTAATTATTAATTGATAATTATTAATTGATAATTATTAATTGATACTTATATTGATAAAAATATATCACTTGTATAAATCTTCGGTTTTATATATTTTTCCACATGTACATGTATACATTGGAATTTCATCAATACCAACTCTTATCATTGTTAAATATGGCATATTGCACTCTTTACATAGTTTATCAACTTTAAGTCCCGCTGGATCGAACGCTGAATTATCAATGAAAGCTTTATATTTTTCTTTAGATTCACTAGACTCCATATATTCTTCAAATCTTAATGTATCATTAGGTTCACTTTTATATATTAAACCACATCTACAATGAAACATTAAATAACCTGATTTAGTATTAGGAGTTAATATAGATGAACACTGTTCACAAAATTTCATTGTTTAAATATTTTATATTATCTATATATTATCTATATATTATCTATATATTATATAATTTAGATATTCAATTTAAATTTATTATTTTTTTTTAATCCGCTTATCTATAATATTTAGTATTTATAGACTTGTTAAATTAAGAGAATGTAATATTATTCGAACATCCATGATCTATCTTCAATTATTGGAGTTCTACTGGCAGTAAATTTATCACTAAGTGCTGAAATATCATCATCATTTATTGCCATTACATGCATTTCTTTTAATACTTCAAGAACTTGTTTATACTCTTTAACATCCTTCTGAATGCCATATTTTTTTCTTAATTCTAATATTGGTTCAATTTTAAGCATATAAGGATAATTTTCATATTTTTGTATACCATATTTAATATCATTATTTGAATTAAAAGCATCTAATACATAGCCTTTAATATCTTTTGCATCTTTTATTATAAAATTAGAAAAATATTTACGTAAAATTTCTAAATTTGGATATTCTATATCATCACATTTAATTTCTCCTTTAATAGCCAGTGTTAATTGCTTAATTATATAAGTAAGTGAATATGTTTCTATTTGTTTTAATAATTGTTTGGAAGCTTTAGGTATTTTTAATTCTTTTTCACCTTTCAATGTTTCTTTAAATTCTACTTCAAACATCGTATATATACCTCTACATATAGCATAAGAATCTATAGCAGTTAATATTTTAAATACAAGAGGAAAATCTCTTAATATAAGGGAAATTAATTCATCTGAATATTTTTCCATAAAATTTGGAAGATAATTATTTAACATACGTACAACCCTGTTTTTTTGTTCATGATAAAATCTATCTGCATATACTTTACCAAAATCTTTTTCCAAAAGAACTTTATTATTAGTAATACCTCTAGAAAAATCAATCAATACACTATATAGACCATAATGGGGAAATACAAATAAATCATCAACTAATTTATATACAATTAATGGATTATCAAATAATTGCGTTGTATTTGTAAATAAATTATATAACATAAATATAGTTGCATTATTTAAATGCAAATCACCATGCATTATTTCTAATTTTGTATTAATGCAATAAAATGCATATATATATTCAAATAAATGCTTACAAAATGACTCATAAGTATTAAAGAATTTATCAAATCCTGGTGTTAATTTATTATTTTTCACTAATGTGGGAATATCCCGTAAAGTTCTACCTACATGTTCCATATGTAATGCTATTGATAAATTAGTTAATCTTATTGATGATTCCAAATAATTTATAGATTTTTTTATTTTTCCACTCATGCGGAGAAACTTCCCACTAATTGGACCTATACTTGGATCCTCATTTACATAATTTATTTTATCAAGTTCTATTAATTGTTTATGGATCGCTTCAGATATTTCACTATGTTTATATTTCATATATATTGAATAATTATCATATAAACCAGAATTAGAATTTTGTACATAAAACCAATTATTAAACATTGAAAAACTAGGAGATATAAAATTAATAATTAAATTAGTAATATTTATCATTATCCATAACTCTCTCCATATGTCAAAATTAATATCCCCTGGATTACTAGCCTCATTAAAAGTAACTGGTATTATTTTTTGACCAGTCTCAGGATACACAACCCCCCTCTTAATAGCACTAATATCACCATATTTACTAAATGTATATATCATTTCTTCATAACTATTTTTTTTTTCATAAGGTAAATTAGGAAATGAATTAACTAAATATTCATATACTGGGATATCCTTTGATTCATAGATTATATATTGATATGCAGGATTTATATGATTTTCCATTACCTTATTATGTATTTGATGGAAATCATAAGTCCAACATAATATATAAAATTTTATAGATAAACGTAATGTATTTATAGATTCCTCAAAATCCCTTCTATCTAAATCAATTTCTTCTGGATAGAAAAATTCTACACGAAATTCTATCTCATTATTATTTAACTTTTCTAATATAAGATCTTCAACTATATTTAATTGTTTTTCATAGTATTCAAAAATTTCATATATTTTTTCCATAGGTATCGTTTTATGACGATATTCTCCATCCATCGATGTAAATGTAGGCCCAGTAGATACAAATTTATGATCTATTTTATTCTCATTCACTTCTGAAAATAAAAATGCATATATCGCAGATGTCTTATCACGAGTAACCTTAAATACTGTAGTTATTGTATTAATTTTATTAAATAAGTAGTTATATCGTATAATTTGTCCATTAAAAACTATTCTTTTAGCTGTTGATCCTTCTAAAGATACTTTTATATTAGGAATATTTATTAGTAATAAATGTTCCCTCGAATATTTACCACTAAGTTCTTTTACTAATTCATTCATTTATAAAATATAAAATTGAATGGAATTGCTTATTATATATATATCTATACTATATTTTATTGGGTATTTTACCATTAAAATTAGTATATTAAATAAATATTATTATAAATATATTTATATTTATATTTATAATAATATTTATATTAATATTAATATATAATAAAATTAATATTATATGATAGGAGGAGATTGTGAATGTGTTTGGATTATTGGCAATATATTAATTAATGATCATTGAATAATATATTAAATATAATTAAAAACATTTAAAAACATTTAAAGACATTTAAAAACATTTAAAAACATTTAAAAAACATTTAAAAAACATTTAAAAAACATTTAAAAAACATTTAAAAAACATTTAAAAAACATTTAAAAAACATTTAAAAAAAAACATTTAAATACTCTTTTTAATTTCTCTAGAATAATTGAAAAATTAACTAGAAAAAATGTTTTATCATTACTAATTTATTATAAATATGGACAAATTATACAAGAAATAAGATTAAAATTAATTTGATTATTAATAAACTTGTGATAATGAAAAAAAGAAATACTGTAATTATTAATTATACATTCAAAATTTGAAATTTACAATCGATAATTAACAACAAAAAATTATAAATATTTTATTATTTAATAAATATTTATAATTTTTTTTAATTATCAGACATATAAAATTGCGAAGTTTTTCTAGCCTTTATAATATTATTTTGTGTAGGTTTTGTACTTGTTCCCATATATGTAAATTTATCTCCAGTAATTTCTGCTCTCGTTTTAGGATGATCATATTGCACATAAAAATTTACATTCACTGGGGATCCTGTTTGTATTGGTGCCTTGGCACACAAACCAGCCGATCTCGTATGAAAATGTCGTAAAGTAGCGTCACTCCTATATTCGTCCATATGTTTGTTTATAGTATTAAATTTGATTAAATAATATTTGTGTTATAAAGTTCTATATATATTATAAACTGATATATAATTTTAATTTTTTATTAATCAATTATAATTAAAATTTATATTAATTAATTATAATTTTAATTTTAATTATTTATTGTCCAATTATTTTATACCAAATACCTTACTATATAAATCTATATATTCTATATCAACTATATAATCATATATAATATTTTTACATATATCATCAAATGGATTTATTGCACCATTTTTATTTATATGTTGCATAAATATTGTTGCTAATCCATCTATTTTCTGATCGGGTTTTAATTTAATATTTTTATTTCTATAACATTGTAATATGCGATTAACTAATTCATTAATAAAATTTTTATATTTTTCATAATATCTGCTATATTGTGGAAATAAATCAATAAAAACCTTACTATTACTATAATTTAAATAAGCTCGCAATGTAATATAATCTATTATATTTTCATTGTTAAATATTAATTCATCTTTATGTGGTAAATTATAAACTAATTGTCTTATTTTTTTCATTAATGAAGACTCTATTAATATATTGCTATTTTCACCTAATTCCTCAAATGAACCTCTAAAAATATAACCATAATGTATTGGCTGTTCTTGCATGCGTAAATAATTTCTTAATGCTTTGTCATTAATATTTATTAACTCTTTATACGAAATATTCATATTAATAATTCTCTGATTCGGCAATTCAATCGTATTTACGTTATCAACTATCATAGTATTGAGATTTGATTTCTGTATAAACCAAGCATGTTGCTTTTCATTCAATGAAAATATATGGCTATCATGGTGTTTAAATCCTATACTATAACTATAATTTTTATCTAATTTATCATATGAAAATTTTGGATATATACTAAGCACTTCATTAATCATTTTAGAATATGTTTTATTACTCATCCATTTTAAATTATTCATTTCATATCCATTAGTAGTGCTTATGTTCCATTTATCATTATAATAATATAAATTAACAATAGTACCATCATACACACCATATATTTTATATTTACCTTCATTATAATATTTAGAAACATTTCTTAAACTTGCCTTTATATTAAATGCATTTGTAGGTATAACTAATGGATTCCAGTTATTGCTAGCATCTAAAATTAATCCATTACATTGAAATGTAATCTTATGTGAAAAATCACTCATTTTTCTATTTTGTGTCAATATAATTCGTCTAATCGTAATATTATCATCTAAATTTTTATATCTAGAATTATTTTGTAAAGATGAATTTTTCTCAACTTCCTTAACCTCTTTCTTAACTTCCTCTTTAACTTCCTCTTTAACTTCCTCTTTAACTTCCTCTTTAACTTCCTCTTTAACTTCCTCTTTAACTTCCTCTTTAACTTCCTCTTTAACTTCCTCTTTAACTTCTTCCTTAATCTTTTCCTTAATTCTTTCATTAATTTCTTCCTTGACATCTTCCTTAATATCTTCCTTAATACCTTCCTTAATATCTTCCTTAATCTCTTCCTTAACCTCTTCCTTAACCTCTTTATTAAAGTCATTAGGTATTATTTCATATTTAATTTTAATATTGTATGGGAGTAATAAAGATTCTAAATATTCCATTCGAACTCGATTATATAAAGAAAATCTAGAGGATAAATTATCTACATAATCTTTTGTCAAACTGTTATCGAATGTTCTCAAATTTGTTATAAGAGTAAAAATATCCATTATTTTCTACAAATATTATTATGAATATTATGAATATTATTATGAATATCTTTATATAAAAATTCAATTTTATATTTAATATTCCAAAATAATATATCATTATTTAATTTTCTAGTTAATTTTTATGGTTAATTTTCTAAAAAAATATCAAAAATATTAGAGGCGTTATAATTTAAATCTTTATATGAATGCAAAATACTATAATATTAATGAATCAAAATATATTCGATATCTAAAACAATACAAAAAATATATTCCTTCTAATACGACATTTCTCTAATATAATTAAATAATTTATATTATAAAATATGAATATAATAAATATTTATTTATTATAATACGAGGATTAAAATTAATGGATTCTAATAAATATAGATTACATTATATACAAATATGTCTATCTTATTATCTAAACTTCTTTTTCTTTGAAATAAACTTCTTTAAAGAAGTTTATTTCAAAGAAAAAGAAGTTTAGATAATAAGTATATAGATAATAAGTATATAGATAATAAGTATATAGATAATTCTAACTTGGACCTAAATTTTATTCTTTTGGAAAATCTTTTTCTTTCTTTTGATTAACCTTGAATTTCTTAATTCAAACTTAATTTTTCAAAGAAAAAGTGATTAAACTTTTAAAAGTTTATTCTAAAGAAAAAAAAGGTTAAAAGTTTAATCAAAGTTTAATTAAGAAATTCAAACTTAACCAAAACAATTACTTTTCTTTGAAAAATTCGTTTGTACTTTTGATCTTTTAGGACTTATTTTAGTTGAGCTTTTAAATAATTTCTCAAAAAAAGTAATTAATTAATTTAAACTTAATTTTTCAAAGAAAAAGTAAAAGTTTAAATTAAGAAATTACTTAATTAAATACAATTTAATAATATATATATATATATTATCTAAACTTTTAAAAAATGACTACTGAAATAAAAGTAATAGAACAAATCGAAAATATAAAAAATTTTCATAAATTTACACCAGAAGAACTAGAAATTTATCTTGAGAGATTAAATACTTTATTTTTAGATGTATATCATATTGATAATTTCAAATATATGATAGAAAAATATATTGATTTTAAAAATAAAATTAAAAAACCAGATATATCTGAATTATTACTGAGAAAAACTATACAAATAGGTCAAACGGTATTTAAGGAACTTAAAAATGTAATAAATATAGATAAGACTTTTATAATAATTCCTATAATTATGTTAGATGATAATACAAAAAAAGAACAAAATATCCAATATACACATATAAAAATTAGATTTGATAATATTATATATTGTATAACAGAAAATTTAAAAAAATATGTTGTTCCAAGCAATGAAGAAATAAAAGTAATAGGACTTAGAATATCAAAATTATGTAATGATACGTATAATTATATAGATCTTTATTTAAAAGACTATCTTAATATGGGAACTTATGATTATGAATTAATATCTAAAACATGTAAATATTCTCCAGATTATTCGTATGGTAGTTTTATAGAAAAAAAAGATGGAACTAGGGCAGATCTACCAGTAAATATATTATTAAAAAATAATATGTCAATTTATGAAAATATGTTTGATTATTTTGTCAGATTTATAAAATATTATAGATTAGCTGAAACATCATTATTTATAGCAAATACTTTAGGACAAGAATTTAAAAATTATTCTGTCATAATACAACCAGTTAAACAGTTAACTGACGAAAAAAAATTATTAAAATATGATGAAAAATATATTAGATTTAAAAAATTAATAGAAGATACAACTGAATCCATTATATCAACAGAATATGTTTCTAATCTATTGCATATGCTGAATAATACAAGTTTATTTAATATATATGGAATGTTCTTAATAAAAGGAACTGATTTTTCTAAATTAATGATAAAAATTGACATATTACGTAGTCATATAATAAGAGAAAAAATTTCCAAAACTATAAAAAATAAAAATATGAAAGAATTAAATGAACTAACTAGTTATAAATTAATAATTGGTGATAAATTAGGAGAGCAAAGACTTAAAGAACTAGACAAAAAAATGATACATGAAATAAAAAAAGAAAGTACAAAAATACTCCTAAGTTTATTAACGGAAAAAGAGAGAAAAATAATTATAAGTGTATATGAAAAAAAACAAAAATATATGAAAGAGATTATTAGCAATACTTGCCCACATATACAATTACATAAAAAATTTAGAAAAGCAATTACTAATAATCAACTAGCCATTACATATAATAATTTAAAAAAATTTTTTAATATCGATAAAATAACAAAAATATCAACAAAAAATATTATTAAAAATGAAAAAACAAATGAAGAAATTAATAAATTTATAAAATGTAATAACTGTGGTTTTGACTTAATATGCCCCCATATTATAGATCAAACAGAAATGCAAATAGGAAAAAATAGAAATTATTCTTTTAACGAAATGAGAAATAGATTATTTATGTATGTAGATGATACACCTTATCAAGGTAATTATTATTGTTTCATATGTGGAGAAATTATAGAAAGTGTTGAATTATTCTCTTCATCAACAGTAACTCAGACAGAATCAGAGCAATATAGTTCTATAGAAGATTCATTAAAAAATCAAATATGGGGAGAGATGACTACCATAATAAAAAGTTTTTATTTTAAAACTATCGTTGATATATCAAAAATTGTTAATGATATGACTGAAGTTTGTTATGAATATATAGCTGATATAGAACAACAATTGATGAAATCAAAAACTAATACTACAGATGATATAAAAAATAAAAAAAGATTATTCATTTCCATATATGGATATGCATATATGGTAAATTTTATATTAAATAATAAAACATTAGAAATAAATTTAAAAAACGTTAAAAAAATTATTGATAAATCAAAACCTATAGATCTTTTAATAGGTGTTACAATAACCATATTAAATACCAAAAATATTTTAATAAATAAAATATCAGGAATAACTACTGAATTCATCAAGAATAAACTTATAGATGCTTATAAATTAATATCTGGAAAAGGTTCTAATATTTTACAGTTTTCCAATAATGTGTATGACATATATATGTCAATAATATTAGATCCATTATATAAGTATGTTTTCGAGATTAATCACATAGGTAAAGGATATAAAAAAGAAGATCTTGGTAAAAAACTCGAGTATATAATGAATATAAATTTGTCCATATTAGGCAAAAAACAAATGAAGAAATCTAACAAAAAAAATGGTATAAGTAATAGAATAAGTAATAAAATAAGTAATGGTAAAAGTAATGGTATGATTGATGATATAAGTGATGAAGTCAACATAGAAAAAATTAAAGATATATATGAAAATATAAAAATACCTAATTTTTCCACTTGGCATATTGATAAATTTAATAAAATCCCTAAATTTGAATATGGAGGATTTCTGGATAGTAAAGTTGTTAAGGGTTATAAGGCAGAAAGTTTTAAACTATTTTATGATAAAATAAAATATAAACTGTATTTTAATTTCGCATATGATGATGTAGGTAATTTTTCCGAAAAATTAGCTAAACATACTGCAGATTATAATCTATTTCATACCAATGAATTGCAATTAATTTATTACAATTGTATGAATCATATTAAATCCATCGTATATCATGATGGTAGTGGACTGATAAAATTCAAATATATACCTGTGTCTTTAGGTATATTATATGATGAAAATGGTAATAAACATATATGGAACAAATTTATATATAAAAATGGTAGTGAATTAACAAAAAGTGAAATAAACAAAATTATACAAGAAAAACAAATAACTGATACATATATTGATAAGAGATGTTCAATATGTGGTATATTAGAATCATCAGTTAATGAATTAAGTAATGAAAAAATAATAAAGGTACTCAAAACCAAAGAAAATATAAAAAACTTTTTCAAATTTTATGAAAATAGGTGTCCAGAAGGTGGATTACACGAATTTGAAAATAACATATGTAAAAAATGTGGATTGTCTATTGATAATATAAAAAAAATAGATTCTAATATATATACAGCTGAAGCAAAAATATATTATGAAAAGTATAAAAAATTATATTATGAAGAAAAAAGCGAAAAACAAGAGACAGAAAAAATAATAAAATTGCCAACAATATCACACGATTATACTAATGAATTTGTTACATGGCAATTTAATTATAATGATGTTTTAGAACTTAGTAAAATTTTAAAAACAAATATCCATATATTATCTAATTTAGGATCTATTGAAAAAATAGATTATAATGATGTTTTATCTGGTTCATACGTACCATTAGAAGAAGATACAATTAATAGTATAAGAATAATTAAATTAGATAGTTATGTAAGAGAATATATATTCGAATATAATAGATTACGTACATATGGATTAATGAGCAAACCTCCTGAATATCTGGTAAAAATAATAGAACAAAGTGGCATAAAACATCATGAATATTCTAAACTATCAGATATGATGCCAGAAATATATAATGAGTTTAATGAAAAATTAATCTGGTTCAAGAAAAATAAAAAACCTAAGGAAGTTGTAGATTTTATTATATATTCAATAATTAATATGAGTCTAAAAATATATAAATATAGTAATAAAGAAACACAAAAATTAAGAGAATTATTTGTTAATTATATAGTTAAATATTTATTTAATAGAGATAAATTAACTACTCAACATAGTCAATTCAATTGGAATGTATTCGCAAAAAAAGGAGATAAATTTAAAGATGCAACAACATATAACTCAAATTATGATAATGATACCGGCTTAGAAACCACTAATGATATGGAAGAAAATGATCTAGGTGATACATTCGAGCCTTTAAAAAATAAATTTGATGTTGATATAGATTTGATAGAAGGAGAAGAAAATTATATGGGAGATAATGACTTAAATGTAGGTGAAAATTATGGATTAGAATAAATTATATAAGAAATAATCAACATGATTTACATTCTGATGATACTCAATACACAAATCTCTATTTTTTCCCCATGTATTGTCATATTACTTTACTTTACATGATTTACATTCTGGTGACATCCAATGCACAAATCTCTATTTTTTCCCCATGTATTGTCATATTTTTTTACTTTACACGATTTACATTCTGTAGAATCTTCCTGTTGGTGACATCCAATGCATAAATCTCTATTTTTTCCCCATGTATTGTCATATTTTTTTACTTTACACGATTTACATTCTGTAGAATCTTCCTGTTGATGACATCCAATGCATAAATCTCTATTTTTTCCCCATGTATTGTCATATGTCTTTACTCCACATGATTTACAATAATCAGATTGTTCATTTTTAATACAATCAAAACACAATGATCCCCCCCACATATCAATATCCGTTTCTTTTCCACATAATTCACATTCTGTAGAAAAGATAGGATCAGACACAAAAGCCATTGATTATGTAATTACTTGAGATTATGTGATAAATAATTATTGACTTGTTGTAATATGTAATAGTAAATAACTAGATATATAAATTTCATTTTTTTTTATTTTTTATAATAAAAATATCTCTTAATATTTGTCGCTCTTTTATTTCCTATCTTTTTATTACCTACTAGTATTACAGCAATAGATTCAATTTCATAACTTAATATTTGTTTAAGTCTTATTTTACTTAATATTTCTCTTGCCGTTTTTACGGATATTCCTGGTATACATGATAGTAATCTAATTTCTGTATTTAATGAAATATATAATAAACTAGCTATTACACGTTTATTAATTTTTTTTCCACTAGCATATTTTATATTTTCTATCTGTTCTTTAGATAATTTCTTACAAACTATATCTATAATTGCAACCTGATTTATAAATACATCTGCAGTAATAATAGATATACCATTAAAACACGCCCATAATTCTCTTACTATATCAATATCAGATTTTTTACTACGTGCCAATAATTCATTTGGTATATCAGTAATACCAGTAACATCAGTAACATCATTAACATCATTAACATAATTACAGACAGGATTTTTGTCGATTTTATCACTTAATGATTTACTTAATGATTTACTTAATGATTTACTTAATGATTCACTTAATGACTTACCTAATGACACATTTGACTTTTTTAAAAGATTAGTTCCATAAATTTCATCATATATTTTGTCTACTATTCCATCAACACTATCATCTTCATTATCAGCTATGAAATCAGTATCTTCATTTGTTATATTTGTTTTATTAACCTTATCTAATCTTTCTATAGATTCAACCATACGGGACAATTTTTGTGCAGTATGTAATATATTATTTGTCTCTATAATATAGAACCCATCTCTCATCATTAAGTGAAATATAGCACTTTCTATATATTTATAAGGAATATTTCCATATGTTTTATTTGGTTTTGGATAAGCATCACCTTCCACTATATAAAATAATCTACATCCAGTTTTATTTCTCAATTCTATCATTCCTTCTTTATTACTATAACGTCCATCTTTAATACTAGCAGAAAAATCTTCTAAGGATTTTCTTTCAAAACACGCCAAAATTTTATTATCTGAATTAATAATAGAATAATCACCAACATTAATTCTTTTCACTACATAATTAATATTATATAATTCAGTTTCTAAATATGGAAATATACTACGTTCTCTATCGTCAATTATTAGCTTAACTTTCATTAGTATATAAAAATAATATAAAAATAATATAAAATATAGAAATATCTTCATATGATAATTTTTTAGAATAATAATTTAAATTTAAATTTAATTTTACATTTGATAATTTTACAAAAAAACATATATCAATTAATATAATAAATTAATATAATAAATTAATATAATCAATTAATATAATCAATTAACATAATCAATTAATATAATCAATTAATATAATCAATTAATATAATCAATTAATATAATCAATTAATATAATCAATTAATATAATCAATTAATATAATCAATAATCTTAAGAAAAATAAAAAATATGCTCATTAAATGAAAAAATAATCCATAAAAATATATAAAAATACATAAAAATACGAACTAATTTATATACATTTTTGTAATATAAATGTGTTTGTTAATTTATTTGTTAATTTATTTGTTAATTTATTTATTAATTTATTTGTTAATTTAACTGTTAATTTATCTATTAATTTAACCGTTAATTTATTTGTTAATTTATTTTTATATAAAAGTATTATAGTTATATATATAATTAATAGTATCATTTTCAAATAAAAATAATAAAATAATAAAATTAAAATGGTAGATTATTCAAAATATCAGGGGCCTCCCCCTGATATATCATACACAATTGATATAGGTCTTCCATATGGTAAGATGCCAGATGAGGCATTAGTTTCTAAGTTTGAATATACAAATGAAGGAGATAATATAGAATATATGTATGATGAATTTAGTAGAGAAACATTAAAAGATCGTAGACCTGATACGGCAACTTTTGAATATGAAGAACCTAGAAAATCTATTAGCAATAAAGGATATCTTAATACTTTACATTATGGTGGAAGAGGCGAATATAATTATCCAGCACATCCTGAAATAAATACAGAAATAACCGATAGAGAACCAAGACGTACATTCACAGATCCAGATTATAGAGAATTACGTATGCAAGAAGACGCTAGGATGAGATTCGTTAATTTTTATCCAGGTAATGATGATAATTCAATATCTAGCGGTTCTTGGAGAGAAAATCAAGTAAGAGATGCAAAAAAACACATGTTTAATTTATTAAAGCCTCGTATGCGAATATTTAGTACATCGGAGGATGGTAGAAGAGAGGGTATGAGAAGATCATATGAATATAAAAGTAACATTGATAAGGTACAATATGATAAAACATATGGAGATACTATACTAGATTGGTCATTAAATCCACAGAGAAAAACAATAGTATTATCTAATGAATTAATTAGAAATACTAGATGGTATCACAGACATACTCCAGATCATGAATTTACAGTAGCTAAATATGGTGAAAATCCACGCAAAATGAAATTAAATATATCAGAAAACAAAACACAAATGTACGAAGGAGATATAGGAAAATATTCTGAGGATGTTACATGTGAAGATTTAACTGTTGCATATAAAAATATAGGAATACTAATGGGTACGTTAGTTAGTCAAAAATATAAAATAAAAGAAGATATAGATAAAAAGGAAAGTACAGATGCACAAATAAGAAAATTATCAGAAATGCGTAGTAACATCGAAAAAATTTTATTTGAGACAGTACATGATACTGAATATTATAACTCTGATGAAACACAATCAAGAAAAACGTCTAAACCTGTTAAAGAAACTCATAAGTCCATAATAAATGTTCGTGATAATCTTAAACCTGCTAATTATTATCATGAAGCAATGCTTATGTATAAATCACTAGACCCATCTAATGATGTTGTTAGTATTAAATTTAAAGCAATTGATGATGAAAATAAGGTAGATATGAGGGGAGAAGAATATCAAGCAAGAAAAACATGTAGGGAGAATATGCATAGTGGTATGAAAGATACTGTAATAGAAGTAGATGATAAAACATTAAGTATAAAGAGTTATAAAAGTTCAAAAACAAATCCAAACGAAAAAAAGAAAAATATGCTGAATCCTGAATTATTTGGAAATAATAGTGATAATACTCAAGATCGCAAAGTCTCACATACAAATTACCGCATAACAAATACTAAAGACATATCTCAAAATTTAGAATTTCCTGATAATGATATGATAGATCATTATGGAGGTCGTATTGGAAAATATGGTAGTAAATTAAAGGTTAGAAGATATGCTGATTCTGAAAATAATTCTACATTAGTTTCAGAGAATTCAGCATAATAGACAATTGGTTATATAACATATCATTAATTATTTTTTTTGTATTTTTATGTATATATTGTTTTTTCTTATAGAAAAATAAACAATATAAATTTATATATAATTATAATTAATATCTAATAAATATATAATAAAAATATAATAAAAATAATAAATAAATACAAGATGTCGATTTTTCAAAATTACAGCCCAAAAATTATTGATATGTTTGAAATTTTGGGTTGCTATTTCGTCGACATTTATTATAATCATATTTACATATCAGCAAAAAATAGATTTAAACAACAAGGGCCTAATGGATCCGAAAGTTTGACAGAAGAATACAAAAATTCTATATTTGCATATATGAAAGCTATAAAAAATGATAAAAGATGTTATTTAAAAACCATACAAGGATTACATACTTATTTTCAAAACACTACTAGATTTTCTACAATTAGTCTATCTGAGTTTATATATAAATTAGTTAATTTATTCGTACCTGAAGAACATCACTCACTTATGAGTGAAAAAGACCGTGATTTCTTTTTAAATTTTATTATTACAAATATGACAACAGAATTTGGAGCCATAATTTTACAAAATGACAAATTAAAAATGGTTATAGATGATCATACTAATAGAAATAATATAACATTATGGACAGCAGAAATAGTAAATGTACAAATACTAGAAAAAGAAAAAATATTTACACATTTTGTAAATAAAATAAGCCAGAGATCCGATAAAATACCAATTGAAGTTGTAAATGGATTAAAAAATAATTTTGGAAAAGTATTAAAAGAAAAATGTTTCTATGAAAATAAAAGTAACAAATTATCCGATTATGTAAAAATTTTATTACAAAATATTAAAACTAAAGATAAAAAAATAAATGACTTAGCTAATGATATAAATAAACTACAAAACAAATTACTATCAACTAAACAAGAGTTATTTAATCTCAAAAATAATAAAATACTAAATATGTCAGAAAATGATAAATATAAAATTATAAATAATGTTCCAAATTCTGTTGATAATATCGTTGATAATATTGTTGATGAAATATATGATACCAGTTCAAATACTGACTTAAATACACAAAATACATTAAATACATTAAATACATTAAATACATTAAATACATTAAATACACAAAATACACAAAACAATGTACCAAATAGTGACTTAATTAAGCACAATAAATTAGATAATAAGAATAAAATAAAAAATGAAGGTAACTTTAGGAGTGATGATAAAAATAGACAAGAAAATAATATTGATATAGAAGAGGATAAATATATAAAAGAACTAATTAAATCTTTGAGTTCTGATGATGATGATATAACTAAAAAGCAGGATGACATTAAAGATGATATTAAAGATGACATTAAAGATGACATTAAGGATGACGTTAAAGATGATATTAAAGACAATAACTCAGACAATTCTGATGACAATAAAGATAATAGCTCAGACGATTATGATGACGATTATAAAACACAAAGGGAGTTAGCTAGACAAAAAAGAATAGAAAAAATGCACCCAAATATAAAAAATAGTACAGAAGATTATACCAGTGATGAATACAAAAAAAATAAAAATGATAAAACTATTGAATCATATTTGGATGATTTTTAATATAAATTATAATTATTTAATTCACTCATAACAATAAAAATAATATTATTTTTTAGTTAATTTAATATAAATAAAAATAAATACTTTATTTCATATAAACTAAAATATAAATTAAAACAACAATATGCCAATTAATATATCTGAAACTAAGAAAAAATTAACTGAAAATATTATATCAATACCAATTATTGATACAATTATTAAAAATCCTCTTTTCACAGCTTTAACTATTGTAATAATAATATTATTTATTATTCTTCTAGTTTTTAGAGATGTAGAAGTTAATGAAGATACTAGTTTATTTAAATTATCTACCAAAGTGAGTATATATTCATTTATAATTGTCGCTGGTTTAATTTTTCTTAATAATTATTATATAGAAAAAGAAATAATATCAAAAACAAAATCTGGAGCTATGGAAGAATTATTTAACGATATTGATATGGTAGGAAGCTCTATTTCTACAGAATCTGATAGTTTTGTACCTGTTAGTCCTACAAGCTCAATATTAAAACCTGTCACAATTACTTTACCTTAACTATATTAAAAAAATTAATAATTAAAGATATATATTAATAATTAATATATATCTTTAATTATTAATTTTATACATAAACATATTATGTCAATACAAGAATTAGAATTAAAGTCAGAATTATTTATAGATAAATCAACTGTATTATATGGAGCGTCAGACACTGGTAAATCAACAGTAATTAGACATATATTATACTTATTGAAAAATGATATAAAACAAATAATAGTTTTTGCAGGAAATGATGAATGTATGCAGGCTTATATAGGTATAGTACCTAAGCCATTAATACATAGAAAAATCACAAAAGAATTATTAAAGAATATTTTGGATAGACAAAATATTATGTTTTCTATGTACAAACGAGCAACTGATGTAAAAATATTAAGAAGATTGTGTAATAAGCTAAAATATGTTACATTAATAGAAAATATACAAAATTTAAAAAAAACTAAGAAAGAATGTATTATTACAGCTGGTAAACAATTTTATAATGATAAAACAAAGTTAAAAACACATATAGCCAAAATACAAACAATATATCAAGAAATAATAAAAAAAGAATATATTAATACTATACGAAAATTTGAATATAAATTTAATAACCATGATCTATATGATCTAGATAATGAAGAAAAATATTCATTAATGCATTATAAAATGAATCCTCGTATGTTAATTATTATGGATGACTTTATGCATTCAATCAGAGGTCTAAAAGATAGTGCATTTGAAGATATATTCTATCAGGGAAGACATCATGCTATTACTTTTATATTATCATTACAAGATGATAAAGGCCTTTCTTCTGAATTAAGAAAAAATGCATTTATTAACATATTTACAACAAGAATTTGTGCTAATGCATTATTTAATAGAGTTTCTAATAACTATGACAAAGAAATAAAAGAAAAATCAAAAATTTCATGTGATTATGTTTTTGGAGGTAACAATGAATTTCAAAAACTTATACATATTAGAAAGGGAGATAAATTTTTCAGATTCACGGCTGATGTCATAGACCAAGATTTTTCTTTTGGAAGTAATCATATAATTGAATATTGTAAAAAAATAGAAACTGATGAAAATTTTATGGATAGCACAAATCCATTTTTTGAAATATTCAATGATATCAAGTAAAAAACTATTATATAAATTATCTACTGAAATAAAAAAATAATTAAAAATAAATCTAATCACATAAATTATCTATTAATATGTAATATATATTAAAATAAAATTCAATAAAATTAAATAAATACATATTTATAAATACATAAGCTATAATATCGTTAAAACTTTTTTTATCACCTGCTATGCCAAAATGCTGGCATTAAACTATTGTGATTGTATTTTTTAATATCAATCATATTCAAATCCTGTAATAAAAATATATCTTTTCATCATTATTTAATTAATTTAATTAATTTAATTAATATAACATTCTTATAATATTATTATAACATTTTTATATATTATTTATAGTATTATTTCGGTTTTTTGTCTTTTTTATTTTCCCAGAAATAGTCATTAATTTAGGTTATTAATTTAGGTTATTAATTTAGGTTATTAATTTAGGTTATTAATTTAGGTTATTAATTTAGGTTATTAATTTAGGTCATTAATTTAGAATATATATACTCTTGTGCCCTATTAAATGTTGCTTTGTAAAGAAAAAAAATAATTTATTTATATTATTTATATATTTTTTATTCGAACTTTTCACTTCTTATTTTGCTAATAGATTTCTTTTCTCCAGTTCTACTACGTATTATTTTTTCTCCCATACTACTCTTTTTTCCAATTTCTTTCATATATTCCTCCGATTGTTCTTCTATATCTACTGCTTCTGTATGAAATCTACGTCTATCAAATCCTTTATTTGGATCATTGTAATAAATATCAACTGCAACCGCATCATCAGGTACTTCAGAATCATCTTTAATTTTTTTGGCTTCCACAAGCATCCTTTTTTCACTTTCACTAAGAATCTTCTTCGCGCCTAATGATTCGATAGAACCTATGGCAGCATTATATTCGGCCAATCCCTTGTCATCCATACCATGTTTAAGAATATTTTCTTTCTTTCCTTGCCTTACTTTCTTCTTCATAAATTCCTCCCCCATCTTATGATCTGACTCAATTTGATTTAACATTTGTCTAAGAACCTCTGTATTCTTATTGTAAAACTCAATACGTTCTCTATTTTTCTTAAAAGGCCCTAATATACTCCATGCACCATTCTCTATAGTTGTTACTGTAGATATAAAAGAACCTTCCCATCTCTGTCTATGGGCTCTAGCCTCATCCTCAGATTTAAAATTATCTATATATTGTATAGCATATTCAACATCCGGTTTTTCACTATATAACACACTAACAACCTCTCTAATATCCTCATAATGGTTTGTCATATATCTATCCCATTGATAAAACACATCAACCGGTATTCCAATTGCTAATGCTGTTTTAATATCTTCAGAAGATAAAACATCTGCAATTGGCTTAACATCATTACAGATACTTGTAATATCAGAATGATATTTAATCAATGATGCCTTCATTTCATCAAATATATTACTTGATAAATTACTTGATAAATTATTTGATAAATTCTTAATACATTCTATAACATTTTGTATAATATTTTTTACATTAATTGTCGTTTGATATGTATTCATAATTTTTTCCTTTAAATCTTTCGCCACATCTTCATGATTTTCTTTTATTCCATCCCCAATATTTTTTGCCTGTTTCGATAATTTCATCATTTTCATAAATTCCTCATATCTACTTATACGTTCTGGATCTTCCTTATTCTCCGTATAACTAATTTTAATATGTTTGTCTGGATTATAATCAAAATTTCTCTTCAAAAATCTTTTTGCCCCTAATTTATCTCTTTCAAATTCTTTTATAAATTCTGTTTCTTTTTCTTTTCTCTCATCAACACCATTAATACTAGATAACATTTTAATCTGTTCTTCAGTAGGCTCATATTGATATTCTTCTAGTGTTCTAAATAAATAACCTACTAAAGATACCATATATAGTCTTTTCAAATATGACTCTCTCATATTAATTATAGAAAAATTAATCCACGATTTGTTTGCTGGCACTATAACACCATAAGGATTTGTCTTTTTCCTAAGTTCCATAATTTCATCCTTCGACATTTCATTAAGCTTCTCAGGCTCATCTAAAATACTTTTAATAAGTTTTTGCAGTTCATTTGCCATTTTTATACAATATCAGTAATTAATATAAGTAATTACTTTCAGTAATTAATATCAGTAATTAATGTTAGTAATTAATATCAGTAATTAATTGGTTATTAATTGGTTATTAATTGGTTATTAATTACTTATTAATTGGTTATTAATTACTTATTAATTGCTTTTATATACTGTATAATAATATTATTTTTAATATGAATTATAATAAGAAATTATATTATAATTATAATATAATTATAATATAAAATATTTATTTTGATATCATGAGTTCAACAGTAGAATTAATAAATAACAAAATTTTAGAAAAAATACAGGTATTAAGATCTCTCATAAATAGCATATGTAGACTATTTGTATTATTAGAAACAGATAAATTGAAAAATAATGAAGATTTCAAAAAAATTAAATTAATGTCACATTTTAACTTAATGTTAGATGATTTAGATGAATTAGAAGATAGATACAATCTTATAATAATAAGTAAATTAACAAATTATTATCATAGTAAAGGAACAGAAAATGAATATAAATATATAAAAGACTTTTTTCATACATTAGGTTCTGAGAATATAGTATCAAAAATAGATGACTTCGTATTACAACTCAAAAAAATAATAATATCTCTTAGTTCCATATGTAAAAAAATTGAATTAAGTAGCACAAATAATGAGAAAGTATTCTCAATATGTAGAAAATTTTCTTCAATCGAATCAATGGAAATATCTATAAAATTAAAAAAAAAGGAATATGAAATATGTAAATGTGGAGAAAAAATGGCAATAATACCAAGCGATTCTCAATTAATATGTGAAAAATGTGGATCTATTAAAAAATTATTAGGAACCGTCTTTGAGGACTACCAATTCTATAATCAAGAAGGACAAAAAACAAAACATGGCACATATGATCCAAATCGCCATTATAGATTTTGGATGGAAAGAATACAGGCTAGAGAAAATAAAACATTCCCTCGCAATGATCTGGAATTACTTGAAAAATGTTTCAAAAGAGACACTATCAAATCATATAATATTAATTGTAAACTAATGAGAGAATATTTAAAAGAATGCAAATTAACATGTCATAATGATCATACACCATTATTAGTAAAAATATTTTCTGGTAAATCCCCTCCACAACTAACAATGAATGAACATAGAAGTGTATCTATTAAATTTAATTTAGTTATGGAAATATATGAAAATATGAGATCCCCAGAAGATAATAGATTATATTATCCATATTTTATATATAAGATATGTGAAGAAGAATTCAAAAATAATTCTGAAAAACTAAACATCCTTAATTATATACATTTACAATCTGATAATACTCTTAAAAAAAATGATCTTATATACAAAAAAATATGTATACAATCTAATGGAGTATTAAATTATAAACCTACTATGCCAAATAAATAATATAAATTAATTTTTATTTACTATCCACTAATTTTTTAATAATTGTAATGAGATAATTGTAATGAGATAATTGTAATGAGATAATTGTAATGAGATAATTGTAATGAGATAATTGTAATGAGATAATTGTAATGAGATAATTGTAATGAGATAATTGTAATGATAATGTGATATGATATAGAAGATAATATATTAATAATTATTTTTATACATTATTTTGTTCATTATTTTTTATACATTATTTTTGTTTATTATTTTTATTTTATTATTTTTAATTTTATTTTTTTTTGTTTATGTTAATAAGTATTATATTATTTTTTTTTCAAAATTTTTTAAATTATTAATATATAGACTAATAAAAAATACACTTATCGCCAAATTTCTAAAAAGAAAATATGGCAGCTGGTGGTGTTTTCAAGCTTATTGCTAATGATGGCAAGGCCGATCGTATGATTATGGCAACCGAGCTTCTCAACCAGAGAATCAAGGACATTATGTGCATGAGGGCTCGTGAGAATCTCGCCGATCCTACACCCACACTTGTAGATATCGAACGCACACATATTCTCTTTGTAAATGCTCATTTCAAGCCGTTTGCTGCTATTGGTTATGAATATAATAAGGTTAAGGTTAATCAAGGAGCAACCAACTGGGGCGATGAAGTTACATTTAGCATTCCACAGTTCGGTGATTTCTTCCATGATATGGTTGTTAATGTTCTCCTCGAACAAGTTCAAGCCACTGCTGGAGAAGTTCCAACACTTCCAACCCAAATTGGTACTGTTTCACTCACTAATGGTGTTGGATATGATTACGCAAATCCCACAGCAAATGGTGCATCAGTTGTCGTTCATAAGTTCACATATACATATGTTAATCAGAATGGAACAGTAGTTTTACCAGGCGATTCAGCCTCCAATTTCATTCGATATGCAGAATTCCCAGGTGAACGTCTTTTCTATAATGTTAAGTTCGATGTTAACGGAAACCCTCTCGATGAGTACAACTCTGATGTTACTATGATGTATCGTAAGTTCCGTGTGGCCCCTGGTAAGCTAACTGGATGGAAAAGACTAGTTGGTCAGGAAGTTCCCAAAGAATGTTATAGTGATCTGAACACAATATCTGGAACTACTCCATTCCCTGTTTGTTGCTCCAACTTTACTGAAACTGGACTACCCACTGGAGTATCTAATGTAGTTGCAGTAAATAAGGATGTAACAAGCCGTCGCCTGACTACCGTTGTTGATGGTGCTCAAACACCCAAAGCAATTCAACCTGCACTTGATCTTTGGATACCTCTTCTCTTCTGGTTCAATAGAGATGCTCGTCTATCAATTCCATCAGTTTCTATACCTTATGGTCAACGATTTATTACAATTAAACTTGAGGCTCAGAACAACATAGTCTTTACATCAGCTGGTAATTTATGGCTTAAGCTCGAAGTTGAATGCTACATTCAAGACACCGGTACCCTCTTAGCCACCACTTATTTCGCTGATCCTAATCATGATGTTGGACAAAATGAAGCAATTATTGACGTAGAACGTTATAACAAGTGCCTTACCATGGTTCCAGTTTTATGTCTCAATAGCACAGTTCCAACCAGTCAGCAAATTAGCCGAATGGAACTTTATATTAATAACATCTTCGTAAATCCCGAAATTCACGATATTTATATTAAGCGCATTGGTTTCAGTCTCATCCGTGTTCATCGCTTCCAGAGAAATGAAATGAGTGCAAAAGAGGGTGAACAGCTCCTTAGCAGCCTCAAATGGCCTATTGAAACCCTTTATGTTGGATTCCGTCCTCGTTACAATACTGATTCTAGCAATCTTAACCAGTGGAGAGACTGGCATAATCTCACTCGTCTTCTTGATAAGACAAGCGAAAATGTGTGCAGAACTCAAACACCATTCATCCGTGGATTTGATGCTGATCATGATCCTCATAATGATGATGCCATTACTCTTACTAATGATGATATAGCACATGCTACCTGCACATCTACCTGCGATCGTGGTACATACACCCATAGAATCAAGACAGTTGACCGCCTCACTCTTAATGCCCACGGTATTACTCTCTTCGGAGATTTTCCAGATGAATTCTTTAATGAATACATGCCATGGCAGTATGGTGGATATAATATCGTTACACCAGATGATGAGGGTGCACTCATGATCAACTTCTGCCTTTATCCAGGAACATACCAACCGAGCGGACATATCAATGTCTCTCGTGCTCGTGAATTTTACATCAAGTACACTTCCAGCTACATCGGATCTGATGCTAACTCAGTTGACCCAGTTCAGGCCAACCCACATGCATTCATGATTGTAGTAGCTATTGCAATTAACTTCCTACTGATTTCAGACGGATCAGCTGTGTTACGCTACAGCACTTAAATTATTAAAAACAACAATAAAAAAAATTATTAAATTTTTTTATATTTTTTTACATTTTTTTACTTAAAGGACAGACTGGAAATAATGAAACAAATAAATTAGATACTATAATTATTTTAATTATATTTATAATTGAATATTTAATTTTATAATTATATATACAACATAGCTAAAATGTATATATATATATTAGAACTTACGAATGGTAAATATTATATAGGAAAATCAAATAATTATATAGAAAGATATAAACAACATGAAAAAGGAGAGGCTTGTAAATGGACTTCTATATATAAACCAATAAAAATTATACGGATTATAGAAAATATATCAGATTTTGATGAAGATAAATATACAAAAGAAATGATGGCTACATATGGTATAGATAATGTACGAGGTGGTTCATATGTTACCATTGTTTTATCTGAGGAACAGAAAAAATTTATACAAAAAGAAATATGGATGGCAAAAAATTGTTGTATCAGATGTGGACGCAATAATCATTTCATCAATGATTGTTATGCAAAAACTAATATATATAATAATTACATAAATGATAAGCAACATAACACATCAAATTTATCAAGTGTATCAAGTGCGTCAAGTGTGTCAAGTGCGTCAAGTGTATCAAGTGCGTCAAGTGTATCAAGTGCGTCAAGTGTATCAAGTTTGCCAAGTGTGCCAAGTGTGCCAAGTATACCAAGTATACCAAGTAAATTAAGTAAATTAAGTGACTTATTGTTTAAAATATTGAAATAAATAATGATTGTATTATTATGACTATGAATAATAAAATCTATAGATTTAACAAAAAAATATGTAAAACTATATATATTATATATATGATAACACCTATTTTTTTGATACTTATGCTTATAAAGAATACATAAAAAAATATTAAAAATATTTAATATATAATAAATTTTCTAACGCCTTTTAATTTTGAATCGGATTCAATTGATGTAGATTTTTTTAATTACATTAATGGAATTATTATTAGATATATTATGGACTACATCACATATAATTTCTTCTACATTTTGTCTTGGATTCTCAATCAAATCTTTGAGATTATCACATTGCTTTTTTAATTATATACATGACAATAAAAACATTTTAGACGATTCTATAACTTTTTCAATCAGTTGTTGAACTACTAATGATTGTTGTATAGTCAATTGCATAGATAGTTTGTTACATAATTTGTTGCATAGTTTATTGTATAGTTTGTTACATAGTTGGTAACATAGTTGGTAACATTGTCGGTAACATTGTCGGTTGAATCTTTAATGAATATAAATTCACTACTAATTGGTGGAGTATGCTTGTATGGACAACTAATGTTTTTACAATAACCATTACAAGCATAAAACTTACATCTCAATTCATCAATTCCATGTGCATATATACAATATTGATATTTACATTGTGATATATTTGTTTTATAATAACACATAACAGTTTTGTATAGATATGGTATTTTAGAATTCAAAATAATATAAATAACATGTTTATCATAAAATTCTTTGCTAGATAGTCTTATTGGATTTACGCTACTACCATATATAGAACTAGATGAAATGATTTTATTACTTAGATCATTATGTACTTTATGAAAAATTTCCCTAGACAATTCATCAAAATCATCCATAGTAACTTATTATATCTAATATATACTATTTATAAATTCATTTTTTTTATTTTTTTTTTGAGTTTATCAACACTTATTAATTTTATTAACACTTGTTAATTTTTTCTTTGCTATATTCTCTGATATTTTATAATATAAGCGTATAATAGAACTCATCTTATCTAAATCATGTTCTTTTACACGATCATTATATTTATTACCTAGTATTGTATCCCGACGTTGTTTCATTAATGGTATACGTATTAATATGTTTTTACTAAAATTATTGTTCTCTTCACAAGCTTTAATAGCCTTATCTAATAATTTATTAGTAATATCATATAAAACTTCTCTTACTATCGGCTTAACTTCTTTTTCATTTGCGGATAGCCATTTAAGTCCATCATATATTAGCATATCTCCAACTTTTTTATTAACTAAATATATTGATAAATTTTCAGGAGCTTTATCGGCATCAAAGTATATTTTATCTATAATTTCGTAAGGAATGCGTACCCCAACCTTTAAAAACAACTCTATAAATTCTTTGATATTTATATGATCTATGCTAGGTGTTTTATAACTATTTAAACTAACATTTGTAGTATTACGATCATTTATGATCATAGTATTATTAGTTAAATTTGTTTCTGTATTTGTTTCTGTATTTGTTTCTGTATTTGTTTCTGTATTTGTTTCTACATTTGTTTCTGCATTTGTTTCTGCATTTGTTTCTGCATTTGTTACCGCATTTGTTTCTGTATTTGTTTCTGCATTTGTTACCGCATTTGTTACCGCATTTGTTACCATATTTTCTCTTGTTTTTTTGGTGTTTGTTGTATTAATTTGTTTACTTGTACTAGTATTCATTAAAATTTTATTCAATATCTTATTCCCATTTGTTTGACTAACTCGTATAGCATTAATCTTTTTCTTATCATCTTCTGTTTTTTTTGTTTTTTCTTCCATTATTTCTTTTAATTCTTTCATTTGTTCAATTAAAGTATCTATTTTCTCCTGTTGTTTATTAATTATATTATTATATATTTTATTTTGCATATCAAGCATTAATCTGGATTGTTCCTTTACTTCTATAGTTAATTTTTTTTCTTGTTCTATTTTTATATTTTCTTCTAATAAATTTATTTCCCTATTTTTTATTTTGCATATCAAATAATGACGTGCTAAACTACTAGTTGTACTAAAAATTCTATTACAATAAAAACAAATTGGTTTATTTTTATCATCTGTAGTTATTTCTAATATTAAACATGATTTACAACTATTTTTATGACGATTTAGATTACCAATATTAGAAAAATATATACCACAATTATAACACTTAAAATCATTTTTTATTCGTTCCATAATATTTGATTCTCAATTGTTAAGCTATTTTATTAATGTATACATAATATATTTCAAATAATTTTTAAATCAAAATTTATATTATTTTTTTTGATTTTTTCACTGAACAATTTGGAATTCCAAAATGTTTGACTGAACATTTTGGAATTCCAAAATGTTCAGTCATTTTTTAAGTGAATACATAATACATACCAAATGGTTTTTAAATCAAAATTTATATATTTCTTTTATGATTCCAAAATGTTCATTTTAACAATTTGGAATTCCAAAATGTTCAGTTAAACATTTTGGAATTCCAAATTGTTAATGATATAATTTTATTAATGCATACATAATACATACCAAATGGTTTTTAAATCAAAATTTATATATTTCTTTGATTATTTTCACTGAACAATTTGGAATTCCAAATTGTAATATTTTTTTTTTAAATTTATAATTTTTTATAAGGTTGAGGGGTTGAAGAAAAAAAAAATTTTTTAATTTTATAGAATTTTTTTATTTGATATATATATTTTTTTTTCGAGATTATGAAAAAAAATTTATTACCTATTATCCATTATTTTTGATATTATTATTTTATTTTTTCCACATTAATTATCACATTAATTATCACATTAATTATTACATTAATTATCATATTAATTATCACATTATGTTATAATAATATATAAATATATAAATATATAAATAATGATTAGGAAATTTGTATAATATAATTTCAATTAAAAACAAATTGAATATATAATAAATATACTATATTATATATATAAAATATAATAAACACTAATGACCTATAATATTGACAATATTCATATAGCGATTGCTGGATTAATTGGAGTTGGTAAAACAACATTAGCAAAGGCATTAGGTGAAGTATTAAAACTACCTGTTTATTATGAACCAGTTATTGATAATGTGTATTTGGAAGATTTTTATAAAGATACAAAAAAATACGCATTTAATTTACAAATATATCTATTAAATAAACGTTTTGAACAACAACAGCAAATAATTTGGCAAGGTATAGGTGGTATTCAGGATCGTACTATATATGAGGATAATATATTTGCAAAAATGTTAAGAGATTCTGGAATGATGGAGGAACGTGATTATAATACATATATGAGTTTATTTAAACATATGTCCAATTTTATGAAACATCCTAATACTATTATTTATTTGGAATGCTCAGTTGAGGAATCAATAAGAAGAATTAAAAGGCGTAATCGTGATTGTGAAAAAGAAATATCAGTAGAATACATAACAGCATTGAAAAAGTCTTATGATGATTTTATAAAATTTATTAGCAAAAGTATTCCAGTTATTAAAGTAAATTGGGAAGAGTTTAAATCGGCAGATGAAATAGCAAAAAAAATATATAACGAATATTTAAGCATGTATCAAATAAGAACTATTAATTAGTTTTTATCTTATTTATTTTAAATTAAAAAATATATAAGATATTAATCCAATTATTAACCCCATCATTAACACCATTATTAAAAGGTCCAACTTGTTCAAGTTGGACATGGATATGTGAGGAGTTGAACAAGTTAGAAATATGCATAGTATTCTATAACAAAATTTAGAACTTAATAAATACATTTATTACAACAACATTTTTTATTTTTATATAAGTTTAGTATATTAACAATATCTTTAATTGACTTGATGACATTATTTATCATTAATGATAATATTAATAATAATATTAATAATAATATTAATAGAATATTCTATTTTTATGATTTTTTAATAAAAAAATATGTATTTATATTAAAAATACAATATATTTTATTATAGGATATAATGTTTATTATTTATACTAATAAAAATTAATAAAATTAATTTTATTAATTAGTATTTTAATCATTAAATTTACTATAAAAATTATGACAGAAAAAAAAAACAATACAAATAAAATAGAGATTACTGAAATTAACAAATATTTTGAGATATTATCAGAATATGAGAAGAAATATAGTAATATTGCATTACTATATCAAATGGGAAGTTTTTATGAAAATTATGGATATATAGATGATGAAGGTAAACAAGTAAATAATACTCCTGAACTATCAGTATTACTTAATATTGTATTTGCCAGACATAATAAAAAGAAGCCGATAAGTAAAAAAAACCCCCAGATGATAGGAATTCCAATATCAAAACTTGAAAAATATCTAAGACCATTAATTACGGCTGGTTATAATATAATAGTTTATAATCAAAGTCCAGAAGATAAAAAAAAGAGAGAATTATATAGAATATTTACTCCAGGTACATATGTTGAAGATAATTACGCAGAATTACCAATGTCTAAAGGCATATTAAGTATATATTTAAATGAATTAAGAAACAAATTATCACTTACGGATGCAGATATTGTTTATAGTTTTGGAGGTAGTTACATAGATAGTACTACAGGAGATATAAGATGTCAAGAAACAATAAGGACTAATTTAGATAGTATTTATGACGAGATACATAGATTTATACATTCTAATAATCCAGCGGAAATATTGGTATATTTAGATGGACATAATGAGGGAATTTTTAAAGATTATTTTGGAACAGATAATACAATTAAATTTATGAAATTAAATCCTGAATATATTAAAATAACATATCAAAATGAATTTTTGAAAAAAAAATTTGGTGATTATCAAAATAATAATGATTTAACAATGATAGAAGAATTAGATTTGGAATTAGCACCCAATGCAGTTATAAGTTTAATATCATTATTACAATATATATATGAACATAATGAATTATTATTAAAAAGGATTTCTAAACCATCTATAAATACATCAGAGAATTATTTAGTTTTGTCTAATAACGCCCTAGCTCAAATGGAGATAATGAGAAATATAGGTCCAACATGTTCAATTCCTGGGGTCACCAGGGTCAGTTCTAATTGTCCTAGTATATTAGATATGTATAATAAATATATAAGTACTATGATGGGAAAGAGGTTATTTCAACAATGGCTAACCCGTCCCGAATGTGATCCTGATATTTTAAACAATAGATATACCATAGTTAATTTATTTAAAAATAATGAAGAAATGATAAGAGAAATAACTAATAATTTAAAACAAATGTTTGATATGAGTATATTATTGAGAAAATTATCTATACAAAGCATACATCCCTATGAAATAGTAAGATTATTAAGAACATGTGAGAATTATAGAGCTATATTAGAATTATTAAAAGGAAATGAATTTCTAAAGAAAACTTTTTGTAAGGAAACACTAATAGTTGTTTTAGATAATGTAATAAAATCAATTAATAATCTATTAAATATAGATTTTATAGAAAATAATCAGGAAACAATTAAACAAAATGATATTACAGTAGATATATTTATGAACAATAATGATACAATAAAAGAAATAAAGAAAAAAATTGAAGAAACAAGTAGAATACCTTTAGAAATTATGAATCATTTAAATAAATGTTATTATGATAAAATAGATGAGGATAAAATAAAACGATATGAAGAAAAAAAGAAAAAGAAAACATTGAGGACAATAAAAAATACATCATTAATAAATATGCCAGAAGAATTACCACCTAATAAGAAAATAATAGATAAAAATGATACGATAGTCAGTACATCTGGATTGGTAAGTAATAATCAAAATAACACAAAACAATTAAGACCAAACATAATATATATGAAAACAAAACCATATGGCAAAGGAATAATACATGAATTATCAACAACGATAACTAGATGGAATATAATAAAATCTAAACTTATAGATATAAATTTATTTAACATGTATAAAACATATATTAACAAAAGTAATACTAAATTAACTATAACATGTAATGACTTAATTGAGGTTAATAATAGGTTGATGCAAGGTGATAATAATACTTATTTACGTAGAGAATATTATGATATAATAGATTCAATTAATGATATATTTAAGTTTGAAGATACTATAAGAAGCATATCAGAAATTAGTATATATATAGCGATGGCTATAGTAGCCATAAAGTATGGTTATACAAAACCAACAATATTAGAACGAAAAGATAAATCTTCATATTTAGATATAAAAGCGATTAGACATCCAATAGTTGAAAGAATGAATGAAGATAATGAATTTATTACTAATGATATACGACTTGGCAAATCGGATATTAACACAGGTTCAAGTTGGACATCAGATGGTATATTATTATTTGGATTAAATACATGTGGTAAATCAGTATTATTAAAAAGCATTGGTATAGCTATTATTTTGGCACAGATAGGATCATTTGTGCCATGTGCTACAATGACATATTATCCATACAATACAATAATACCTAGAATAAGTTATGATGATAATTTATATAAAAAACAATCGTCATTTGCTGTAGAAATGGCAGAATTACGAGCAATACTTAAGAATGCTAATAAAAATACGCTAGTACTAGGTGATGAAATTTGTAAGGGAACAGAAATAGAAAGTGCTATACCTATAGTGTCTAGTTCTATTAAAACATTATGCGAAAATAATGTATCATTTATAATTACATCACATTTACATAAATTATGTAAACTGGATGTTATAAAATCGTTAACTAATTTAGCGATTATGCATCTATCAGTTGAAATAACTGACAGTGAAATTATATATAAAAGAAAATTATGTATGGGTAATGGTCCAACTTCATATGGTATTGAGGTATGTAAGACTTTAGGAATGTCTAAATCTTTTATTGACGAATGTTATAAAATAAAAAATATGATTAGAGAGAAGAAAAAAAATAATGAGTTATTAGTCACTAAAAAATCTAGATATAATTCGCAGATATATATGGATAAATGTTATAAATGCAATAGTAGAAAGGATCTACATACACATCATATATTACATCAAAAAATAGCAGATAAAAATGGAATTATAAATATAGAAGGAAAAGCTCCATTTCATAAAGATAAAAAACATAATTTAATGGTATTATGTAAAGATTGTCATCATAATAAACACAATGAACATAATATAAATAATACAATCAAATTTTAATGTCTAAAAAAGAAATATAGTAATTAAATATAGTAATTAAATATAGTAATTAAATATAGTAATTAAATATAGTAATTAAATATAGTAATTAAATATAGTAATTAAATACAGTAATTAAATATTAAATTGATAGCCTACAGATTCTCTGAATAAATTTTATCAGGTGATTCCATATTCTCAAAATTGTATATTCAATATATGCATCAAATCATTCACTCATGTCTTAGACTACAATTCTCTTCTGGAATATAACTTATTCAAGTTGGACTAGTGTTGAAGTTTTGAGAACATAATTGAATAAGATCATGTACTTGATACTCCTCAAGAATTCCATTCTTTACCATAAGTGCTTCATTCTTCTTCTTAATTTCTTCGATCTTCTTCCGATATTCTTCAATCATATTCATATCAATCATAAGTTTGTTCTTATTAGATTCTTCAAACTTTTTTGAGAGTTCTTCTAGCATAATAGCATTTATACATAGAGTTTCAATCAACAAAGCATGTTGAATCTGCTTTAATGTATTTTGTTTAATCATAGTAATCATTTCTCCATAAATATGTGACGACATTTTTTATTGAGTGTTTTGAATGTGTTGTTTCTCGTTGTCGATATTTATACATAATAATAAAAATTCAATTTTTTTAATATTATTAATTAGTATTTGTAGTTTATTTAAACTTTTAAGTTTTTATAAAAACTTAAAATATACAAACAAATAAATAGTAAGTAATTATTTTAGTTAAGGTTGAGTTTTTTAATTTTACTTGTTACTTTTTCAAAAAAATTAAAAATTAAAAGCTTAGGTTATTATATATAATTGTATATACGTTGAATATTTATTTAAAAATTTATAAAAAAATATGAACCAAAAATCATTAAAAAATTGAGAGGGTCAAGATGACCAGCACGAAACACGAAACATGAAGCACGAAGCACTAAGCACGAAGCACGAAGCACGAAGCACGAAGCACGAAGCACGAAGCACGAAGCACGAAGCACGAAGCACGAAGCACGAAGCAAGTAAATACGGGAAAATTGTCCTGTGGAAGAAAACCCGTACTAAATTTTTCTTTATTCATTGAGTCTAACATATCTATGTCAGACTTCAGGATGTTCCTTGGGAGAATCATCAGGATGTTCCTTGGGAGAATCATCAGGAACTTCGGTAAGAACACCATAAGGATTGGTATTCTCATCTGTCTTCTCTTCTGTCTCATCTTCTGCCTCCTTTTCATCAATGTTTTCAGGTGACTCTGGATGGATGAACCTGCAATCATCACCGTACCTGCAGAATCCATTGACGAAATGGAGACAGACGCCCTCATATGTGGGACTTGTTTCACCAACAAAATGGCCGAATGCACAATTGTTTCCACGATAACAATTGCCTTTCATGTGGTGTTCACATTTGACCATCTTGTAGCGTTGACGAATAGCCTTGACCACGTCATGACTCAGATGGCAAGTATCCATCGAACAATGTCCTGTGTCAAAGTACTTTGAGCAGAACCGAATCTGTGTCCGTGCTTGAGCTTTCATTGGAGCATTTGGAACAGGTCTTGGAACAGATCTTGGAGTACTTTGGACGATTGAAGCGGAAAGAGGCGGAAAAGTACTCATGTACATCTTTCCATTCCCCTTCTTCTCTTCCTTCTCTTTCTTCTCTTCCTCTTCCACATCCTCAGCCCAATCAAATGGGATGACACGGGTCTTGTTTGCTTGAGTCGTACTCTTCTTGAGTGACTCATTCTCCTTCTGAAGTTCTTCGATTTTTTTCTTAAGATCTTCAATGATCTTAAGATCAGCGTCGTGCTGAAGAACATGCTTCACAAGAGAAGACTCGATAGTCGTCATATTTTGTTTTTATATTATTGTATTGAGTGTTTTGAGTGTTTTGAGTGAGGGTGTTGTCTCGTTGTTGAGAGATAAATGTAACAATATCAAATTCAATTTTTTTTTATGTTTTGAGTCGATACTTGTGAAGGCGATATTTTATAAAAATTTAATTATCTATTATATTATCTATATCATCGTTTAATTTATTTAATATATATTCAATGGAATCTTCTAATTTTTTGCTATATATATCATCGATTAAATGCAAAGCTTTTTTTTCTTTTATGGTTAAAACATCATTATCATATACATCAATATCCTTTAATATTGCTAATATATCTTGTTTTAATGCTCTTTTACATATTTCTTTTCTAATATCATTATAACTATTATATGAATTTTTGCCAGATTTTATTTCTCCATATATAATATTATTAATATTATATCTGCTTAGCCTATATGAATAAGAACAACATATATAGTTAGATACAATACCATTATTAAAACAATTACTACAAACATGCCAATTATAAGTATGAAATAGACAACATGGTTTTGACGTACATTTTTTAGTATATGTGTTATTCTTAACCATATTTATATAGTTGATTATAGTATCATTTGGACATAATCCATCCATAAACATTAACAATATCATAGCATATTTAGTTATGTGATATTCTCTAAAATTTAACAAATTCATAGATTTTAAATATTCATAACATCTGCTACAAAATTTTATATCAGAATCATATAACTCATAGTTTATATTACCAATAGATTTGTCATATACACATGTATATTTTTCATTTTCATGATTTAGTTTTTTTAATTCCATGATTATATAATAGATATAATAAATATAATAACTTCAATTATTTTATTAAGATATATTTCAATATAAAAATACATATAAAAAATATATATAAATACATATAAAAAATATATATAAATACATATAAAAAATACATATAAAAAATATATATAAATACATATAAAAAAATATATAGAAATGGATGAAAGATTTTTAATTGTCTATGATTAGTTATGATAAATATATAATTTATTAATTTTACTCGAATGAAAAAATACATAATACAATTATTATGAATATGCAAGATTATTTCTAACTATCTAATTTTTTCTATAATAATATTAATACTAATAAAATTATTTTATCTGAGTAATGAAAAAATAAATACATACAAAGACTTAATATATTCATTTTTTATCGAATATAAATTTAGTTTTTATTAATAAAATTTGGATATATTCAATTTTTAAATTTGAAATAATATATACATAAAAATATACTGATTGCTATATAAGTAATTTTATAAATTGTAATTTTATAAATTGTAATGTCTCAACTGAAAGATATAATAAACAGCTATAGAACAGGAGGGGATAATCTTGAATTGGAGATACGATTTAAAAATATTACTAGAGAATCATTTGTATCATTATATAATAATATGTTGAAAAATAAAGATTTTAAATTTGATATAATTGAGCAATCAATAGAAACTTTTATTGATAACTTGCCTGGTTTTAGAATTGAAAAATTTACCAAATATATAAGAAAACAAATTTTTGTAAATAATACAAAAACTTCTGATATATATTATAAAAAATCTTCTATAGAATCACCATTTTATATAAAGGGTTTTTTAGATTATTCAGTTAATTTGAGTAAAGAATCTTCTACAGATGTATTTAGATTACCTATAGATGCTAAAATAAGATTAAAATCAAGAGCATCGTTTATACATAATGGCTGGAGATTTGATTTTACATTGGTTAAGTTTTCAATATTGGAACAGATTGGTAAATCATTAAAACAAATAAAGGATTTAATGTTTAAATATAATAATAAAGATAATTTTCTATTAGTAGATGAAAATATAATAACAGATTATTCAGTCGAAATAGAATATATTGGAATTAAAAAGGATATAACTATTGATAGTTTAGAAATAGTTAATAAACTATTTTTGCTAATAGATCATAAATACTTAGAGAAACAAGCATATGAAGAAGAATTATTATACTTGGCTGAATATTTAGTTAAAAATAAATTTCGAATAAAGAATTTTAATAACATAAGTATTAGGAATATAAGTAATCGAGCGATATCAATGAATAAAAACATATATCAAGGTATATATCCACCAATAAACTTTTATTTAACTGATAAAGCAGATGGAAAAAGGTGTATAGTAAGCATATTGGGAGATAGATGTAGAATTATTACAGATAAATTAGAATTAGAAAATAAAATAAAAATAACTGTAGATACAAATGAGGTTACAATTGCGGATTGTGAGTTTATTAAAAGTAAAGACACTGTTAATTTATATGTATTTGATGTTATGATATTTATAAACAAAGATATAACGAATGAATCATTTAGTAATAGAGTAACATATATACCTAAAGCTGTTGATATTATTAATAGATATATGCCAAAAGATTATATTGCACATAAAAAGTCATTTACACAATTATTAGTAAAGGATGAACTAGGAAATAAATTTTCAGAAGTATATAATGCAAAGTATCCATATGTAATTGATGGTTTAATATTAACATCACCATCTGATAATTATATTAACACAAAATCGTATAAATGGAAACCAATTGAACATGTTACAATTGATTTTCTAGCTAAGAAAATACCATCTTGTTTATTGGGAAAAAAACCGTATATTTCTAAATCTGAATACATATTATATGCTCTATTTAATGGTATACATTATAATATGTTTAATGAGCTTGGAATGATATTAATGCCAAATTATAATGATATATTTAATAATAGTAAACAACGTGCTAATTATTTTCCAATACAGTTTTCACCAAGTTTAGATCCATATGCTTATTTATATTATCATAGTGATAAATTACCAGATATAGATGGAAAAATAGTGGAGTTACATAAGATGTCAGCAGATGGTGAGTGGTTATTTACGAGAATTAGAGAAGATCGTATGGAAGAGAAAAACTATTATGGGAATGATTTTAAGATAGCTGAAATAACATATCAAAATTATTTTACAAAATTTGATATAGAAGAATTATCAAACCCATCGTTTGGATATTTTGGTACTCCGAATGCGGATATTTATTATTCGGCAAATAAATATAAAAGATTTGTTATAAGTAATGTATTTTCAGAGAATTTAAAAGGAACATGGGTTGTTGATTTAGCATCTGGAAGAGGGGGAGATATACATAGATATCAAGAGTTGCATATAAAAAATGTATTAGCTATTGACGCTGATGCAGAAGCTATAGGAGAATTAATTAGACGTAAGTTTGAATACTCCAAAATTATGAAGAATAGGAGTAAAATTCACCCGATGACAATACATGCAATGATTCAAGATTTAAAGGTTACAGCAGAAAATGTAATTGAATCAATGAATAGATTTAATTTACCTATAGGTAACATAGATAATGTAGTATGTAATTTTGCTTTACATTATTTCTGTGATACATTACAAAATCTTAGAAATATTATAAGATTGGTGTCTAAATTATTGAAAGTAGATGGTATATTTATATTTTCAGTATTAGATGGTGAAATGATATTTAATAAATTATTGGATATAAATATTAATGATTCATGGAAAATTATAGAGGATGATGTAGAAAAATATGTATTTAAAAAAAAGTTTATTGGTAAAAGTCTTACAAATGTAGGACAAAAAATAGAGGTCAAATTACCTTTTTCTGATAAATATTATGAAGAATCATTAGTTAATATAGATAATGTAATTAAAGTTTGTGGAACTCATGGATTATCATTAGAATTAAACAATTCATTTAATGATTATTTAGAGAATTTTTCAAGCACAAAGAAAACATTATATAATAAGTTAACAAATGGTGATAAAGAGATTATTGCATTAACTAAATATATTACAGTACGAAAAATAAAAGAGGTAAAGAAATAATTAGATTTTACTAATGGGTATTATTTCATTATGATAAGCAGAAATATATAATTTATTATTATTTATTTTATTAAAAATATATTTATGTGTATTAATATCTATTCCTTTCATTATCCATAAACCAATTTTATTTTTTATCTTATATTGTATTTTATTAGTTCTTAATGGTATTAATTTTTCACAAATGATATTTTGTTCAGAGTCAAGAAGTTTTATAGTTAATTAATATATTATAGATTAACAAAATACAATATATACTATAATTTATATACTATTAAGATATTAATGTACTTATTATATATGTATTGATAGAATATTTTAAATATCAAATTGATCTACATGACTGAAATATAATATTATTATCTAAACATGTTATTATGTGTATTATAAATATTTTTAATTTTTTATATAGAAATAAAAATTGAATTAAATAAATAATAGTTATATCGGAATATAATTTAATTTTTATTTCTATATAAAAAATTAATCACTATAGATAAAGAGTTTAATTATAATAATATTTATAAAAATAAGTAATGGCTGCATCTACATTAACAATTAGAGATTTTAAGAATGAACTACCAGGAAAATTATCTGATGATTTATATACATATGAATTTCCGGTGATAACATCTACAAATAGTAAGAATAAGAAAATGATATGGCAAATTATAGTAAAAATTAATGATGACAAAAATTCATTCATAAAAATTACTGATAATTATTTTAATAGTAATGAACAATTGCCTAAGGGATATTATGCATGGACTAAAGTATTAAGCAAACAGGAAAATAGTATAGAATATGCAAAAAAGACACCAACTATAACACATATAGGAAAAAATATTGGAAAAGTAAATCAAACTAATGTATTTACACAAGCACTAAGAGATGCATTAGGTAAGTATAATAAACAAAAGGCCAAAAGTGAAAAGGATATAAAAAGTGACGAATATGGGGCGATAAGATATCCATCAATGTTAGTTCAGAGAATTGATGATAAATTTATAGATTATTCGAAAGGTATTTATTTACAAAGAAAATTTAATGGAGTAAAATGTGTGATTACATTAGAAAAGAGAAATGGTAAATCTTATGTATTAATTTATTCTAGAAATCGTAAAGAATATTATGGATTTGAATATATTAAGACAGCTTTAAAACCAACTCTTGAATTTTGGCATTATAAACTTAATAGAAATTTGTATTTAGATGGGGAAATATATAAACATGGTATGAATTTGCAAGACATTTCAGGAATAGCTAGAAAAGTATTAGATACGAAAGAGGGAGGTAATAGTAATGATTCTGATATAAATAAATTAGAATATCATATATATGATTGTTTTATACCAGAAGAGCCTAAATTAACATATATAGAACGTAAAGAAATTTTAGATAAAATTAAGTCGGATTTTGTGGATAGTAAATATATAAAATTAGCTGAAACATTCAAAGTAGAAAATAAAGAGGATATAGACAAATTATATAAACAATTTTTACATGAAGGCTATGAGGGGGCTATTTTGCGTAAAGGCTGGGAAATATATCAATATTCGTATAATGGTTATCATAGCACTAATATTCTAAAAATTAAACCAGTAATAAGTGACGAATTTAAGATTGTTGATTATACAGAAGGAATGAAAGGAAAAAGCAAAGGAGCTTTAATGTTTATATTAGAAACAAAAGAAGGTAATAAATTTTCAGTAACTCCAGGATTGCCGATTGAAGAAAGAAAAGAATTATATAAAAAAATGCCATTATTGGAGAAGAATAAAAAATCATTTTTCGAAAATAATTATAAAGAAAGATATTTAACAATATTATTTGATGAATTAAGTAAAGATAATATACCACTAAGAACAAAGACCGAGGGAATAGTCATTAGAGATTATGAGTAATTAGAGATTATGAGTAATTAATTATTAAATTATTAATTAATAATTAATTAATAATTAATTAATCTTCATCAGTAAACATAAATAGTTTACTCTGAAAATCATGTTTAGATTTTGGATCAGATGAAGATTTACCATCTGTTATTTTTTTTAAATTAAGATCTGGATTATATGTTTGTAATAAGCGTTTTCTATATTCCGTAACAATTTCATCGCCATCTTGCATTTGATATCTCATATAATTTATAGTACGTTCTAATTTAGGTGCTATATCTTTTTCAATAATACTCATAACTTCTTTTTTAACATCATTAGTAGCTGTTATAATTTGCATTTCATTACTTTTTTGTTGTTTTTCTACTATATGGTCTTCTATTTCATTTAGTTTGCGATTGAAAAGTTTACGTAATAAATCAATTTCTTCTTTTAAATTCTGTATATCTTTTTTATTTTGTGATATAGATTGTTGAATATTATTTAATTCGAATACGATGGCATTAGATGAGTTGTTCATTGTAATTTTAATATTAAAAATATTGAAATATAACTATAAAAATAAACAAGAAAATTAAATAATAGTATATAAATAATTAATTTCTTATTTCAAAAGGAAATTAATCATATATAAATAGAAAATAATAAATAAATCGACTAAAAATAATATAATAAATAAGTAAAAATTAAAAAATTTGATTATTTGAAATTAAAATTTATTATTTGTAATTAAAAAATTTGATTATTTCAAATTAATTGATTATTTGAAATTAATTTGATTATTTGAAATTAATTTGATTATTTGAAATTAAAAATATAATATATAAATATATTCTATTTGTTATGTCATCAAATTTGTGTTATACGGGACAGATTGACAAAATTAGATTTCATATAATAAGTAGTGAAGAGATAATAAGAGATTCCTATGTAAATGTAACATCATATGATTTATTCAGAGACAATTTGCCTAAACCTAAGGGAGTTTATGATGGACATTTTGGAACAACAGATCATAATTATAGATGTGAGACATGTTTAAATAATAAAAAGGATTGTATTGGACACGATGGACATATTAAATTAAATTATCCAGTACAATCACCAATATGTATTGCAGAAATTAGAAAATGGTTAAAATTAATATGTTTTAAATGTGGAGAACCTATTATTGAAGAATCTTTATATAAAAAATTTCCATCAACTAAAAGGCTTAATGAAGCTAGTAAACTTGCCAGAACAACTAAAAGAACATGTCCTAATTGTGAGGAATTACATCCGACTATAACTAAGGACAAGATTGATCAGTTAATAACCTATGTAGAAAATATAGAAGAAGAAAATAAAAAGAAAGATAAGTTATATCCGCATGAGATAGAGAAAATTTTAGATAGAATTTCTGATGAAACTGTAGTTAAATTAGGAAAAAAACCAGACAGTCATCCAAGAAAATTTATATTAAATGCTTTAAAAGTTCCTCCTGTTACTATTCGTCCTGATGTAAAGAAAATAGGAGGTGGTAGAAGTACTAATGATGATCTAACTACATTAATACAATATATAGTTAAAAAGAATGATTCGATACCAGCTATAATACCAGATAAAATAGAACCTAAGCTTGATAAATTAATATATGAGCTAGGTGGGGCGTTTTATGATTTTGTTAAAGGTGGACACGGTAAAAAAGTGATAACAAGTGGTGGTTCACCATTAACATCTATAGCACTAAGATTAAGAGGAAAACAGGGAAGATTTCGTAAAAATCAAATGGGTAAAAGAGTACGTGGATGTTGTCGTAGTACCATTAATTGTGATATAACTATTAAAACCGATGAAGTGGGTATGCCACTAAAATTTGCAAGAAATCTACAAGTTGCGGAGACAGTTCAAGAAAGTAACAAACATCGTTTAATGGTTTATTTTAATAATGGCCGTAAAAAATATCCTGGATGTACTAGTATAATAAAGAAATATACTGGTGCTGAACATAATGTAGAAAAGATAAAAAAGGATTTTGAATTAGAAATTGGTGATACTATTTATCGTGATATTATCACTGGGGATGTGGTAACATTTAATAGACAACCTAGTCTTATGCCAAGTAGTATAACATGTCACCGTGTGGTTGTGACTGAAGATCCTAACATATTAACACTTAGAATGAATGTTTTGTCTTGTAAATGGTATAATGCGGACTTTAACCATCAGAGTCCAACAGTGAGTCACTGATATAGTTGTTGAGAATACTATATCAGAAAAATGGTGTAATCTCAACATTTGACATAATTTTATGTCAAACATATAACTCACTAGTATGCTGAACTTTCTAACTTAAGCAAGTTGGAAGATTTTTAGCATGCAAGACCTTCAAATTGCGGGAAACTCCTTAGAGCTTTCTAGTACCACTTTGATTAGGAAACTTTTCAAAGGAACCCAGTTAATTTCTGGCTCCAATGGTAATAAACTAGATTGATTGGATGATCCGCAGCCAAGTTCCTAAGGTTTTTCATCTTTATTAGAAAAGCTATGGAAAAGGTTCAGAGACTAGACGGAGGTCGGTGTTTTAAATATTTAAAATGCTTAAGGTATAGTCCAATACCTTGTGGAAACACTTGGTAAGAATGCATTAATTAATAACGTTTTAAATGCATTCTTATGTGATGGCGATCAAATGAATATATACATAAGTACGAGCATAGCGGAAATGAATGAGATATCACAAATATCAGCATCGGCGAACTTCTTTATGTCGCATGCGAAGAGTAATCCATTAGTTGGGGAAGCTGATGATAGTATTATAGGAAGTTTTGAAATAACAAGGAAGGATGTTCAATTTGACAAATATCATGCGATGTTATTATTTAGTAGTAGTACATATTTACCAGATTTTTCTGATTATGATCCAAAAAAGTTATATACAGGTTGGAATATGATAAGTAAAATATTTGAAGAAACTCCAATAAATTATGCAAGACCACCTAGTTATTATGTACCAGATTATGCACCATATATAAAATATCATCCAGATGAAATTAATACTATAATAGAACGAGGTGTTATGAAGAAGGGGATATTGGATAAACGTGCCATAGGAAATGGATCTATGGGAGGAATATTTCATATAATACATAATGAATATGGACCTAATAAAGCACTTGAAGTAATGTATAATTTGCAACAAGTTGTATTAGAGTATTTCTATCAATTTGGATTTACAGTTGGTATTATGGATTTAATGTTATCAACAGAAGCCATTAAAAAAATACATGAAATAGAATCATCGGTTATAAATGAATCTAATTTAATTACAGAAAAATTAAATAATGAAAAATTAATTTCTCCGATAGGAAAAACGATAACACAATTTTATGAAGAACAGCAAATAGCTACACTTCGTATTATGGATGATTTTATCGAACCAATATTTAATTCTATAGATAAAGAAAGTAATAATTTATTTAGACTAGTTATGAGTGGATCTAAAGGTAGAATAAATCATATATTTCACATGGTTAGTTCGATAGGTCAAATTATTATTAATGGTGAAAGAATTCGTCAGAATTTTTCATATAAACGTACAATGCCATATTTTAGAAGATTTGAATCAGATCCACAGTCTCGTGGTTATATTGAAGATTCATATATTAGTGGAACTAGTATGCCTGCATTTGTTGCAGCAGCGATGGCTGCACGTTTTGATTTGATTTCTAAGGCATTATCAACGTCAGTTACTGGTGAACAAAATCGTAAATCGATTAAAAATTTAGAAACAATTATAGTGGATAATTTAAGATTTTGTATAAAAGGTAATAATATAATTCAGTTTGCTTATGGTGAGGATAATTTAGATCCTAGATATGTTGAAAAAGTCAAATTTCCCACAGTTATGATAAGTGATGATGAATTTACTACTAATTATAGATATAATAATATATCAAATGATGAGCTTAGTGAATCTGATAACAAGATATTTCAAAATGAATATGAACAGTTAAGAAAAGATCGTGATAAATATAGAAAAATATATTTAAATTTTGAATCTATTAATTTAACTCATTTAATAGATGATACGAGATTTATGCCATTTAATCTTCCTAGAATAATTAATGATGTTCTAAATGAATACGGGGAGACTAAGTCAGATAGTAAACAAATTATAGAAATGATATCTATTATTAATAAGTTTATTGATACATTACCATATATCATGTTTAACGAACATCAAGAAATGGCAAAGACTAAATTGCCAGAATTTATTCATTGTGTAGTATTTTTACCATCTATGATGATTAGAAGTTATTTATGTTCTAATAAACTTAGAAAACTAAACAAGAGAATGTTACAGTTTATTCTTGATAAATCAAAAACAAAGTATCAAAGTTGTCTTATAGATTATGGAACTGCTGTTGGCATTATCGCAGCACAATCATTTAGTGAACCATTAACCCAGTATATGCTTGATGCACATCATCGAGCTACTGCTGGTGGTACATCTAAATCTGAGATGACACGTGTCAAAGAAGTATTAGGAGTGCGTCCAACAGAAAAAATGCAAGCTCCAATGATGTTTCTAGAAGTTATTGATGAAGTTAAATATGATAAAGAGAAAGTTAAAGAAATAGCAAATAATATTGAGGTATTAACTATGAGACAATTTGGTGTATATTGGCAAATATTTTATGAAAAATTTGGTGATCCAATACACGAAGCATATAAACATGAAAAAGTAATGATAGAAAATTTCGTAAAATTTAATCCATTGATACCCCCTCCTAGTGATCTTCTCAAATGGTGTATTAGGATAGTTCTAAACAAAACTACATTAATATTAAAGAATATTTCATTAGAGTTTATAATAGCGAAAATACGTGAGATGTTTACAAATATATATTGTGTATATACCCCTGAAAATGCTAAACAAATAGTATTGAGAATATATATACGAAATACAGAATTTAAAAATATAGCTGACGAGTCAGATATAAGATATAAAGGTAATTTAATATTAGATTCTATAATAAGAGGTGTAAAAGGAATAATTAATGCAGATCTAATTGATCCAATAATAAGAAATAAAATTGATGAAACTGGAAAAATAGTAAGAGATTCTAATAGAAATGGCATAAAAACTCTTGGCACTAATATGTATGAAGTACTAAAAAATAAATATATAGATACATTACGAGTACAAACAGATTCAATAGTAGAAACATATGAAATATTAGGTATAGAAGCAGCCAGACAAAAAATTATGAGTGAAATGAGATTAATTGGTGAGGGTGACATAAATCATCGACATTATACAATCTATGCTGATGAAATGACTTATACTGGACGTGTAACATCTATTGAACGTGCTGGTTTAAGTACTCGTGAAGCTAACAATGTATTATTAAGATTAGGTTTTAGTTCTCCAATACAGACTATAGAAGAAGCAGGTGTTAATGCAATGATAGACGATGTTCATGGAATTACTGCTAAATTACTATTAGGAGCAACACCACGTATAGGAACGACTTATAATTCATTTCATATAAATCCAGAAGTAATAAAAGAAAATATAAAGTCAGGAGATGATTATCTAAACAATCTATAAACAATATCTAAACAATATATAAACAATATTTTTTTAATATTTATTGTACTAAAATATCCATTGAATATATTATAGATCAATTCATATATATTAATTTTTTTATAATTTACAGATAATAAACAACATTAAAATAGAAAATAGAAAATAGAATATAGAAAATAGAATTAGTTATTTATCAATCATAAAAATAATAAATAATTTATAATTGAAATGACGATTGGTATAATTAATATTTCTATCATAATTCCTGGTGCCTCCACCCCGTGGTGACCCCCACGGACGGGATGGGAAACATTCTACCAATTCTTGGCTTTTGTCAAATATGCCATAGCAAACTAAAGTCAGATAGAAAATTAGTACAATCTGGACGATTAGTATTAGTTAATAATTTATGTTATTGTTGCCATGTTTATGAAAATTTAAAAAAAGAATATTATAATTATGATACATATAACATTGAAACAATTGAAATTAACTAAAATTTTATTTTTTTTATCTAAATTTTTAACTAGAATTTTATAAATATTAATTATAAATAAAATTACTAGTACTTAATAATATGTTATGTTAATATGTCGAAGATTAAAAAATTACAAGAAGAATATGAATATATAATAAAAAAATTTCAAACATTTTGTCTAAATCCAAATAATGAAGATTTTAAACTTATAATAGAATGTAAAAAATTACAAATTAATGAAGGTGATGATTATAATATATGGTTATATGCTGTTATTAATAAACATCCAGAATTTATGAAATACATTAATGAATCATGTGTAAATATATCTAATTTTTCATCATTTAATATACTCAGTGATGAAATTTTATCTACTGTTATGAAAAATCCAACTAAATCGAGACTAGATAAAGTTTGGCATATGTTTTTTGCAACGGGAGAATATAAATATCAAGAAATTTGTTATCAAATGATGGGACATAAAGATGCAAAGGAATCATTAAAAAAATATTCTTGTGATATTTATGTAAATATTAAGAAACTTTATAAAAATGAAATAAATGAATTAAAAAAAAATTCTAATTGGAAACATAATGATTTATCAATAATTGATTTTACATATATAGAATTTATTGCTAATGAATATATAAGTAATCCAGATAAATATAAATTAGAAATAAATTTTGAAGGAAAAACAATACAACATAATAACTTACGAAATTAATATAATAAGAACATAATCATTAATTAATAATCAATTAATAATCAATTAATAATCAATTAATAATCAATTAATAATAAATTAATAATAAATTAATAATCAATTAATAATCAATTAATAATCAATTAATAATCAATTAATAATTAATTACTATTAAAGAATTAATAATTAAATTAATCTCATATTTTACTAAGGTCTAATATATACAAGTTTAGACTTGAACAAGTTGGAAATTAAATTGAATATAATATAAATATAATATATCGCAAGAAATATACATAAAAAAAATAATCATTGATTAATAATCATTGATTATTAATAATTGATTACATAAATTATGGACACAAATAACATAGAAAATATCGAAAAATATAAAATCAAAAAAATGATAAAAAATTTATCAGAAGCTAAAGGTAAAGGCACAAGTATGATTTCTCTTTTAATTCCACCTGGTGAACAAATTTCTAAAATATCTAAAATGTTAATAGAGGAATATTGTACAGCATCTAATATTAAAAGTAAGGTAAATAAAACATCTGTGTTAGGTGCTATTACTTCGGCACAAATGAGACTTAAAACATATAATAAAATTCCTAATAATGGATTAGTTATATATGTAGGAATAATAGATACTGAAAAAGGAGAAAAGAGAGTTGCGATTGATTTTGAACCTTTTAAACAAATTAATACATTTTTATATAAATGTGATAATGTATTTCATGTAGAAATACTCGCTAGTTTATTAGAAACTAATGAAAGATATGGTATGATAGTAGTAGATGGAGATGGTTATTTATTAGGTATAATATCAGGAAATATTACTGAAGTTATACTAAAAAAGTATGTTGTTTTACCTAATAAACATAATAAGGGTGGTCAAAGTGCATTAAGATTTGCACGCATGCGAGAAGAGGCAATACATAATTATATAACAAAAGTAGCAGAAATATGTAATCGTGTATATATACATGATAACAAACTTAATGTAATAGGTGTGATATTTGCAGGTAAAGCTGATATAAAAAATAAAATAGCACAAAGTGAATTATTAGATAAAAAAATAAGAGATAAAATACTAAGTGTAATTGATATATCATATGGAGACATGAAAGGATTTAATGAAGCAATTGGAAAATGCGGCGATATATTTAAAAATGTAGAATTAATAAAAGAAAAAGAAATATTGAGAGAATATTTTGAACATATTGCAAAAGATACTAATAAATATTGCTATGGTATCTTTAATACAATAAAATTATTAAAACTTGGTGTTATAGAAAAATTAATAGTTTGGGATAAATTATCCATTACATATAAACCTAATATAGATGAAGAAGATACAGAAAAAAAATTATTAATCGATTGGTTAATTGATAATTATCCAAAATATGGTAGTAATATTTATATAATTAGTAACAATACAACAGAAGGTCTACAATTTGAAAAAGGATTTGGGGGTATAGGTGGTATACTAAGATATATATATGAACTACCAGAAACTATGAATAATGATGATAATAATAATAATAATAAAAATGATGTTAGTAATTTATTAGCTGATGGTTTATTAGCTGATGGTTTATTAGCTGATGGTTTATTAGCTGATGGTTTATTAGTTGATAATTTATTAGTTGATAATTTATTAGTTGATAATTTATTAGTTGATGATAATGATAATTTATTAGATGATGATAATGATGATTTATTCATGTAAGTAAAAATATAAAAATATAATATCATATTTACATTTTACGATATACATCAGGTTTTTCAGCCCAATTACGATACGCAATAGAAGCAATACCATTGGTAGAATCATTTGGATATCCGGTTATAAACCACCAATCTGGACTATGTCTATATGTGCAACATGATGTTTTTTTAGATAGTCCAAATTTTTCTAATAGATTATCTCCAAATAATTCTTTTTTACTACATAATAGATATAGTAATAGTAGTACCAATATTAGCATAATTGCATTATCCATATTTAATTTAAAAGTTATGTATATAATTATATATAAAAAAAATTGAAATTCATTTTAAATATTTATAGTAGCAACATACACAAACATACACAAACATACACAAACATACGTAAACCTTTATAAACTTCTCATCACACAATATAAACATTAAAATGTCTTTGCAGAAGATATATGATTGTCCTAATAAGGTTTCTGGTTTTATTAGTCTTGCTTGTTATCATGCATCTTATTCCACACAACCCCATCGTATTGGATCAGTAGTTATTATAGAGGGAAAGCCTGTCTCATTTGGATACAATAGTAGCTATTTTACCAAATTTAATGAAAGTATTTATTGTACGTGCCATGCTGAGATGGATGCTCTATACCGTGCTTTCCATAATATAAAAGGCAAGAAGTGTATTTTACGGGCGAAAAAAGATTACAATTTGTACAGTAAAAATATCACGAGACGGAAAAATAGGATGCGCTAAACCATGCTATATGTGCATACAAGGTATGGAAAAGTATAATGTCAATAAAGTAATATATACAGATTATAATGAAAATGTAAGAATTATTAAGTTAAAGAATTTAAAAGAAGAGCAACCATATTATACGGTAAGTCAGAGGGCTAAAATGATAGATTCTAATTAAAATTTTAATTTTTTTAACTCATTATTAATATAATAAATAATATTGAGAAAAAATATTATTAAAGTATATATATAATATTGTGTGTGTATTTAATAATGATTTATACATATATTGCTATTACTATTATTCCTATAATAATATTTTTAATAATATTAATAACAAGCTATTTATTGTATTATGAAGGATATAAAAATAAAGAGAATTATGCTTTAGCCGACCCACATTATTTTATTGATAATGACAATCCATATTTTAGGGAAGATCCACATATAATGCGTTTAGATCCACCTATTAAAGATACTCAGGGTTCTCTTGATAGGATGTATAAATCACAAAATGTCGGAGATTCTCGTCATCTATTTACACCAGATGATACTTTATTAACATTAGGAAAAGACTATGATTTTAAAATACAAGTTAACAATGCAATAGATAATTATAGGTCTCATATGAATATGACCAAGTTGGACAACTTGGAACTTGAACAAGTTGGAAATTAGAAATAAAAAATTATAAAAAAACAACAATTAAAAACAATAATTAAAAACAATAATTAAAAACAATAATTAAAAACAATAATTAAAAACAATAATTAAAAACAATAATTAAAAACAATAATTAAAAACAATAATTAAAAACAATAATTAAAAATAATAATTACGAACATATTCCACTAATGAAAAAGCTCTAGAACTAAATTAAACATATTACGCAAAAATAAAAAAATGTATATTATACATATATATTATATAATGCTTAAAATGTTGTAGGAAATTCGGAACATATTATGAACATATTACGAACATATTTCGCCAATGAAAAAGCTATAGAACTAAATTAAACATATTATGCAAAAAAATAAATATATAATATACATATTTATAATAAAAAATGCTGTAGAAAATTCAGAATGTATTATGAATATATTCCACTAATGAAAAAGCTCTAGAACTAAATTAAATATATTACACAATAATAAATTAATAAATTAATAAATTAATTATTTCTCTCGCATTATTTACATATATTTTTTACTTCTTCGAATCATATGAAAATATATGGATAAGTAAGTTGTTTCTATAAACTTTAATAAATATTTCGAATAATTATACCATAATTTAAATGTATATGGTTGAAGGTATGTTGTTGATTTGTGTTGTTTTATATAGAAATATATTGTATTAAATTTTTTATAAAAAATTATAATATTTATATGTAAAAATTTCTTATACAGAAAAATATTATAATACTGTTGTGAATCTATAAAAATTTTTTTATTCTACAGTTAATGATATTTCTTCACGAATACCATTAACAATGTATATTGAGATAGATCTATCAGAAAGTGTTTCCTTAATAAAATTTTCCTCATAATAAAACCACTTTTCTGAATTTAGATAGTCACCTACATTTTTTCCATCGGCTGTAAAAAGTCCAAAAGAATAGCCATAGTAATTTATGTAATTACCATGACCATCATTAACAATTATTGTGTCTTCATAAAATCTTAAAAGTATATGGATTTGATTCTACCATAATTTTGAATAAACTTTTTTTCTTTAGAAAAGAAAAAAAAGTTTAGATTATTAAATTCGATTTTTTATAATTTAATCATTTCTCTCACATGGCTCTTTATAAGTAACATTAAGAATTTTAAATATTTCTTTTTCATCTTTAACTGTTATTTTTACACCATTATTATCAAATAATCCATATTGATTTAATTTATATCCTAGTCTTTTTGCTTGTGCTCTTGTTCTTATGTTAAAATTTTTATTTCCAGTATAATGAAATAAAGCAAAAGGCAAATCTTCCATTGTTGTTTTAAAAATGTCTATTTTTATATAATTACATTTAGAATAAGTTGCAGATTTAAAATTCAATTGTAAAACATATGATTTTCTTTTATCTCCTGATAAATATTCATTTATTACTTTAAATTTTCCTCCAGCTATACTAAGCATATTAAGCATATTACTAGCATATTGTAAATCTGATAAACATAAGAAATCAAGATCATGTATATCTTGTATACATCTTCTATGGCTTCCTACTGGAATCCAATCAGTGGGTAAATATGTTATTAATTCATCAGATATTTTTTTATCTATAATTTCACAGAAATCATATTTTAACTCTAATTTTGCTTCATTTGATAACATATTATAATATTTATCTTTTTTTAAATCTTTGATGGATTTTACACCAGCGTCAATTAATTCATTTGCCAAAATTTTACCAATACCAGATATTTTTTCTAGATTATGTTTTAAATTATGTTTTGTATCACGAGTACTCATTATATAAATGATCTATGAACAACACCAGCTACTAATTATATTATTTACTATATGTTATTTACTACATATTATTTTAAATTAATTACAAAAAATATAATTATTATTTATATTAATTATTAATTATTAATTATTAATTATTAATTATTAATTATAATTTATACGCTATCTACAAAGCTATCTACTTTTTCATTCGTTATATCTTTTGTTATTCTTTCTTCTGCATTAGCTTCTACTTCATCACCTTCAAATGATCCCATAGGAGCTGATTCAACAACTAGTCTACCGGCTAGTTGAGATAGAGAAAATCCAAAAGAACTCTTACTTACACTTTCCATATGAATTCTTCCTTCAATGATTCTACTTCCACGTGTGATAAATTTATGAATATTGGTTTCATCAACGGGTTCTCCGTCTACTTCGGCTTGTTTATAGCGAATAATATTCTTATCGTCTACATATTTGGTAGAATAATCTAAAATTTCTGTTTTAGGTAATCCTCGTAGAAAAGCCCTAGGATGCTTGTCTGAATATTTTGAAAAATCTAACTTAATATGTAGTGTATGATTTTCTTTTTGTTGGCCTCTCTTTGTTTCATCAGGATGTTCAAATGAATATGTTGTTTGTATCATTCTATGAATTTTTGTACTAGGATCAACTTTTTTTGTACTTTTCATATTCTCACACCAAGCATTATATTTTCCATCAATAGTTCTAATAAGTTTTCCATAATCGCCAGCATAGTCCACCGATAGTTTAACTGATGCTGTTTTATTTTCTTTTTCTCCTTCATCTTTTTTCTTACTATTTGGATCAATCATATCACCCATAACTGTAATATCTGTTATTTTTACAATAAGTGGATATTTTGTTGTAGATTCTGATTTTGTATCAACTACTTTTACATCATAAAATCTAGTTCCCTGATATGATTTTGCTTCCTTCTTGCTTTCAATAGTAAAAGCATTATCTAGTGGATCTTTTACAATCTTATCATTAATAGCATTAAGGTCAGTAAAAACACGAATAGCTGATTTATTTGCCATTTGATTTTTTAGTGGTTAATTAATTTTGTTTATAGTTAGTTTTGTGGTTAATTTTAAGGTTATAGTTATATAAATTGTTTAATAAAAGATATATTATTATGAGATGTAATTCTAATATGATATTTTCAATTTTTTTTTATAGTTATTACTACAAAAAATAAGTATAAATATATGTACTACCATTATATATAAAATTTCATATTATCTTATATGTTTATATGATTATATTCATATTCTTATTATTAATTCTTCTTGATTTTCAATAATATTTTTTATTATTACTTCAATATATTCAAAAAAATATTTCAAATTATAAATATTCAAATTTTTATTAATATTGGGGTAATCCACTAAGATATGATTTATTTAATAGCTCATAGAAATTTACACTAGTTAACATTATACGACGACAACATGTATTATTAATATTATAATCAAACAAAAGCTGATTTAATTCTGGAAATATGTTATCTCCACTCATATCCAGAAGTTTATCTGGATCAATATCTAATCCCTCTTTTTTAAATTTTTCTTCTATTAATTTTCTTTTCTTGGCATCAAATGCATCATATATATCTCCCAGACTACGACCGCATGTACATGTTATAGGTATAAGCATCTGGATAATATATTATTATACAAGTTGATATATATAAATTAGTTAAATAATCTATTAATTATATTATTTATAATATGGATATTATTAAGTATAATATATATTCAATTTATTTTTCAATTTATAATTTAAAATTCAAAATTAAACTTTTTATCTTTTAGACAATATATCTATTTTTTATTAAATGAATTTAATAAAAACTCTTAAGTTTTTAAGTTCAAAAGCTTATAATTATATTACTTAATATCTTTCATTAATTCATCTAATTTTCCTTCTTTCTTTAATTTTTGTAATAATTCTTTAACATTATCATCAGATACTTCTCCTTTTTTCTTAGTTTTTCTAATTATCTCAGTGTTATTATCTTTTATATTATCTAATAATCTATTACATCTCATATGTAACACTTTTGATATATTATATATTGATGATATACAATTTGGATTAGGTTTCATTAGTATATAATCATGTGGATAATTTTCCATAGTTTTAAAACTTAATGGTATATAGAAAAATGCAGTTGAATTAATAAATGTTCTAATTTCAGCAATCTTTTCATGCGGTGGTAACCCATTTTTAATATCACGTAATAATAATGGTTTAAAATCTGGACCATTTGTATAATCATATATTCTTTCTCTAATAGCATCGAATTTTCTGTGATCAAATATAGAATCATTTTCTAATTTACTAAATAACTGATGAACAACAAACCTAAATTCATCTTCATACATTTTATGAGTAGCAGTATTATAATAATCTATCAAGTCTTTGGGAAATATATTACTCTTGAATAGTTCTTCATATATTTTTTTAATACGAGCTGGCATATTCTGAGGAGCTATTCTAGAATTCAATATAGTACTTCTCTTTTCATTTATTTCATTGAGTGCTCCTTGCGGATTTGTATATATAAGAGCTTTATTACCAGATGATTGTGCCATTGAATCATATATATTAGGATTACTAAGTATATCATTAATATCATTGATGATTTTTGCATTATTTGGCTTTTTATTATTATCCTTTATCCAATCTATAAGAATTCTGTCAGAAACTAAATACGGACCAATTGTCTTGTATGGTTCTAGTATTAAATAAAAATCTGTTTTATCAAATGATATTAGAGGAATTATTTTATTTATAAGCGTTTCTTTGCAATATTCATTTCTTAACATAAATCCAACTAAACTTAATACAGCCTCTAAATATACATCCTTTGAATAAGTATGTAATGTTTTATCAAATTTATAGTCCATATAATTAGATTTATTTGACATCTCTAATATATATGAATTTTCTATTTTATTAGCTATATCTGATCGTATTTTATTTGTTGTATCGTTAGATTCATTAACTACTTCTTCTTTTTCTCCAGGCTTTGTCTTCTTTTTTTGAGTATATTTAAATGAAGCCTTTGGTCCATCTATAGGAGGACCATTTCCTTCAATAATCCAAATAGAAAGCCTATTACCTCGTGAACCATCACGAAAACGATCATCTATATACATTTTGCCTCCTGATTTTAATAAAATTGAACGACCATCAACACCAGCAATTTCGATTCTCTGATTGAGAGCATTTGGAATATCATCACGTTTTTCCATCACATCACCAGGACTCTTCAATACATCCGTAATTAATAATGATGAAATCATTTCGGCTGCAGTATCTTCCTCATCAAGATTAACACTATTACTCAAATTTATAAGTTTTTCTCTATACTTTTTATCACTAGGTAGTAGAAATGTAATACCAGTACGTCTCATAGAAAATATATTTTCTAAGCATAACTTTTCTACAACACTATAAATATCTGGGTCTACAGTCTCAATATAATCAAGTAATTTAGAATAAGCTTTTGGACCTTTAGGCATTTTTTTATTTTTTTAACTATTATTTAATAATAATCTAATATATATTTAATATATTTAATATTTGTGTTTTCTCTAAACGAAAATTATATTTTTTATTGGATAAAAATATAATTATAGAATAAAATTTAAATTTCATATTTAAATATAATAAATTAAATTTCATATTCAAATATAATAAATTAAATTTATTTTTTTAGTATTAAATATTTATTTTGCTAATATATATAAGGTTTGCTTCACAAAGTAAATTATGGGAGCAAGCACCTCAAAGATAGGCGGGGCCTGCGAAACAGAAGGTGGCACTGGTAGCTCTACTAAGGAACTACCAAAAAAACCATATCACCAGATGATGGAATATTATAAAAACTTTAACGGAACAGATGGTGGTATAGAGGGTGGAATTGATAATGATAATACATTAGAAACTTTATTTAGTGGTGGTGTCGAAAAAACAACATTAGGTGAAATATCTAGTTATGATGTATCATTAAATAGTCGTGCAAAAGATCGTCTTATTGATGATATTATTTCTGCCATGAAATCATTAGGTTTATCAGTAGAGGGAAAAGATCGTGCAGATACAATTAACAAAATTCTTGATAAAATTCCTAATGAAAAGAAATCAGGTTCAAGATTTAAATCAGATGCAGAAAGTCAGAAAAAACTATGTCTTGTCATTGCTAAAGTTTTTAATGAAAAATATGGTAATATTATTGATACTAATCAGAATGCACCATTAATATGTCAGCAGATTGCTGAATTAACGGAAAGTCTGGGTGTTGGAATGCACGCAGAATTTCTTCTTGTAAATAATGAAGTTAAGAAAGTTCTTAAAAATTTATTCTATCTCAAAGATGAACTAAATGATGTGATGGAACCATTACTAAAGAAAATAGAAGCATCTGATGACAAAAAATTAGTTGCAGAGAGTGCTAATTATCGTGAATTATATGCATTATTAACTAAAGAAATTCAGAGACAAATCGAAATATTAAAGAATTTACTTGATATAACATTATTACCTAGTGAAACAGATCTAACTATTATGCTAAAAGAATCTGAGGACCTTCCTGGTATAATAGAAAAACTAGAAGGTAAAGCTGGAACGACAAGATTTGGGGAAGTAATATCTAGAGTTCTTAGAGGAACAGGATTAACTGCTAAATATGCACTTGTTATAGATAATGCCTTAAAGAAAGTTGGCGTGACAATAGACGAATATGCACGTAGCGATAATATGAAATTACTTATGGACAAGATTAGAGATACTTTAGTAAAAAAGGATATGACTGATTATGAACTTCATGAATTTTTACAATCTGTGGAATTATTATATAAAAACTTTTATCGTAATAAAGATATAGCAAAGTTACTCAAAAATATGAGTGAAAAATCAGGAGCTTTCGAACACATAGAATATGGAGGAGGAACTGAAAATGAAAAAGAACCAAAATCCATTATTGACAAACGAGTACATGATAAACGTGTAATGAAAAAGATACTTTTAAAAGCATTCAATCGTCAATTACTTGAAAGATTTGATAAAATAATTATTGGATTAAATAATCTTGCGGAAAAAGTTGGTAGTACTCTTCCTCTTAGTGAACAGTTAGATAAACTTAGAAATTCTCTTACTCTCCTCAGTCCTATAATTATGACAAAAAATATTTATATAGCATTATCTGGATATTACAATGATGCACTTAGTAGAGAACGTAAAGAATCATTCATAGCCCAGTTAAAATTAGTTAAGGGATCCTTGGATGCTGTTATGGCTAGTTCGCTTTACACACAACATCAAGATATATTCAAACAGGTAAGAGATAGTATTATATCAATGATCGAGCTTATTGATACTTATAGTGATAAGATAGCAGAAAAATTCGGATCTGGTAGTGATGAAGATTTAGAAGAAACCCCTATGGAAGGTGGTGGTAAATATTCTAAAATTACAATAAATGATCCTGGAACTTGGAGAAGTACAGGAACTATATATGATGCTATTAGAAAGTTTGATTACTACTATAAGGTTGCACAAATAAGAGAAAATCTTAAACGCACAGCTGGAGAACTAGATTATTATAGTGAAAAATATGTAGATATGCGAGCACAAGCAGTTGCCAAAGCTGTTGATGAGATTAAAGCTGATCGTGATAAACTTCTCAAAATGCTCAAAGAAAGAAAAGGTTTTTCCAATAAATCTCAATCAGATACAATTCCAGATGATAACATATTAAAGGATGAAGAAGAATATATAAGTATGTTTGTTAGAGCTCAGGCTAAATCTAAGATTAACTTCTGGCGTACAGTAGAAGCCATCGATGAATATATGCGTGTATTTACTGATGGTTTAGCTAAACATCCTGATGATGTTAAAGAAATAAAAAATATGTTAGACGAAATTGATTTAATTCATGATTGGTATAGTGAGGCATCTGGAAAAGCTCTACATGAACTTTTCGATATGTTTCCTTCACATCGTAAAGATATTAATGAAACAACAGATACAAATACAAAGTGGAATGGTTTACAATCAAATAAACATTACTATAGTATTATAGAAGATCTAAACAACCCTGTACCAAACAACAAACTTGATATACTCCCTGGTAATCCATTTATCGCTGTTGAATTAAATGATAAATATAAAGATTCAGATATTGGTTTTAAGGGACGAACAAGCATTCGCAAAATTATTAAAGGTGTTACCGTACTTAAAAATATTCTTAATATATTTATACATATCGGAAATCAATTCGGTGGTCAGGAATTACATAAGAAAGTTTATATGACACCTGCACAAATTTATAACAATTTATGTGACTATCTAGAAGCATCTGCATTTAATATGGGACTTGAAGCACCATCTATTGAATATTTTGTGCCAGAAACTAATGCAAAGAGTCAGATTATTACAATGTATGACTCACCTGGTAATAAATTAGCAAAAGAAATACCAGTAACTATGTTAAATTTTGTAATAGAAGATGTTAAGTCTGATGCAGACAATAAAGCAGAAGTTAATAGAAAATTAAAAGTAGTAGAAGATATAATAAGTAATATAATAAGTAATATTGATACTAAAAAATATATATTGACAACACAGGATAGAAATACATTTGAGGGTATTAGGAAAGATATTAACGATGCTAAGGATAATGTTTTCACTACATGGGATTCAGCTGCAGCTGCTGCAGCAGCTGCAGCTGATGCTGCTGCTGTTGCTGCTGTTGCTACTGATAAAGAGAAGTGGGCCAAAAAATTTAATAATATAGTTATTAGAACTAAGGAACTATTACGTAGAATAGGAATAGGTTATAAATCTCCTGGTGATAAAAGATTTGGTGCATATGAAGGTGGTGTCGAGTTTAAGAATTTCTCTAAAACTAAAACTTATTCATATGGTGATGACCTAGCTGATTTTGATGCGAAAGATTGGGAAAAACCTATAATGGTAGGAGCAACTGCTGGTATTCAGACTGGTGATGAGGAACAAAAGAAAAAAATAACATTCCTCCAGAATTTCACAGTATATATGCGAGGAGTTGATAGAGGTTTAGATGGTGACAATCAGTTTAGACTACTCGATGATATGTTTGTTCATGTAATAAAGTCTATGTGTGCAAAAGTTCTAACAGTAGTTGGAACTTATGATGTGTTTGAACGTCCATATGAAATTCATACAATGAGTCCAATACGTTTAATAATGGGTGGTTTTGATGAAGTCCCTAAAGTTGAATCAGGTGCTATTGATCTTTATTTACGTCTACCTCTACTTGCTGAGTTTTATCGTGATCTATTTGCATGGACGACTGAAACTGATAACTCATTTATTAAGAATTATGAAGATAATTATAATTCACAAAATACAGATAAATTTGCAGAAAAGATTACTATAGTACCTGAGGTTGAGGGAACATTCAGTGGATTAATAAGACTTATGTTTAAACGTATTCGTAATGTGAACAGTGCAAGTTATAGTGATACAGATGTATCAGAACTTATTCGTGAAATTAATATAATTTATTCCAAAATGTTACAGAGAAGTTCAAAAGATAAAGTCATTATGGATACAATTTATGAATTTATAAATGAAATTAATCGTCGATATGGTATCGTTAGACAGAAAGAGCGTGATAAGTATGAAAAAGAATTTGGATCCCATTATGATTATGCTGACATAGCAAAAGGAATAACTGGTGATATAGATCGTGATTATGCTATACTTCCTGGTGAAGAAGATATAGAATATCAACCTGATATGTCTTCAAGAGCTCCAAGTATTCAATACGAAAGTGGAATACCCGATTCTGCATCCGCAAGGAGAAAGAGCAAGTTTTCTATTAAAGATGATCACTATAGATTATTCTACAGATTCAGATGCAAACTAGATGAGCATTTTAGATCATTAAGTGGGAAACCCCTTGAAACACGTGAATATACTCTTAACCCAGCTATTAAGTCAGCTAAAAATCAATTAGAGAAGGAAACTGATCCTGCACATAGATTTAAGATTGTTTCTAAACTTATTCGTGGTAGTAATATTTATGGAAAACCAGATTATAATAAGTATGTTATGTTCCATGAAACAGTTGTAGCAGGACTTAATGTTCTTAGTGCAATACACACATTATTATGGGGATTCCAAAATTGTGTACTAACCTTAGATCTTGAAACACTTAAGAAATTATCTATTGATGGAGAATATACTTCAGCTACAGTTAAAAAATGGAAAGATAAATATTATGGAGAAGATAGAAATATACAAGGATTTAAATCAATTGAGAATGAATTAGATAAACAATTTGCTAATATATATGAAGATAAGAAAAGTATTAATGGTCTTGCTTTTGTAAGAGAGAAAGCATATCTTGCATATTTATTTGAAACAATATTTGCAATATCTAAAGATTTACAGGGTCTTGTCAGTGTTAGTTTTGAATCATCTGGAGAAAAAAGATATGTAAGAATGAGTTTTACAGGTCTTAAACAATTAATTGAGGATGAGTTTGCATCAGTTAGATATTTCATGGATCTCTTGCGTCCTCATATTGATAGTAGTATTTTTAATAATTATAATGATAAAACGATTCCCGGTAGTTATTATTGGCTCCAGGAACAAATTATGGAA